GAAGAATACTCTGCAGTGGAGCAACCTAAGCCATGAGCGAGCTCCCTCAACTTTCTCAATTGCCAGCGGTACTGGAGCCATTTATTGTATTGCGCAATTCTACCTTCAGGAAGCGCTTTATTGTTTCAGTAGGTGGCAGCGAGATCGACCTAACGGAAGAAGGCGTTGTGGTTGATGCAGACATTAAAAATGCTGCGGGTGAGCAAATCGGGACTTTCACTGTCGCCCTGCCGGAAATTGAGGGCACGCCAGTACCTGGCATGTTTGATCTCGAATTGACGCCAATCGAATCACTGATGCTTCCGGTTGGCGGCAATCATAAAACCGATATTAGTATCACCAAGTCAAATGGCGATCGGTTTTATTACGCCACTGCACCGCTTCAGGTTCGAGAAACTGTTTCCAGGAACAACTAATGTCATCCACTGCATCCCAGGTTGAGCTTTCTGTCATCGAAATTGACGGCGTTCAGGTAACAGTGCTTGATGCGCCAGCTGCGCAGGTCGCCGTGTTTGGCACTGGAGACCCTTCGCTGAGCACGGCCAACCCTCAGCCGCTTGGCACGGCCGCACCGGGCACCACGGGCCAGGGAGCGGACGCAGGGCATGTTCACGCCCACGGGAACCAGGGAGGCGGCCTTCAGCACGCGGCTGCCACGAGCAACGCCGCAGGCTTCATGCCCAGCGCCATGTTCACCCTTTTGGATGGGGCCACGGCGACCAGCAGCAGTGGCACCCTGATGCGCAGGGACCAAAGTGGCAACGTGGAGGCCAATACGTTCGAGGGGGACCTGTCGGGCAATGCTGACACTGCTACAAAGCTGGCCACTGCTCGCTTGATCAATGGCGTGTCTTTTGATGGCACCGAAGACATAACGCTACCTGGCACGGAAATTGAGACGATCACCTTTGACGACTCTGGATCCGGCGCCGCCCCCGATTCCGAGTTCGATGGCTCTCAGGCTTTGACGGTTAGCCGAAACACCATTGGCGCACCAGGGCTGACTGGTGAAGATGCTTCGGGTAGCTGGGACATTGATATAACTGGCAATGCCGCAACCGCCAGCCAGCTTGAAACGGGCCGCCTTATCAATGGCGTTGAGTTTGACGGCACGGAGAACATCCAGGTTGAAGCCATTTCCCCTGAATCGATAACCTTTGACGACACCGGAAGCGGCGCCAATCCAGGCTCTAGCTATGACGGATCGGCTCCTCGTGCGATTAGCTACAACTCAGTTGGGGCGCCCGGAGTCGATGGCGATGGAGCGACCGGCGAATGGCCAATTGATATTAGCGGCACCGCAGAGACAGCAAGGCGAATCGTAACGTCAATGAGATACACGCTTGGTGTTGTTGGATTTGCGCTAAATCCTGGCCAGGCATTTGAAGTTAGTATTCCCGCTGCCGAAGTGGCGCTGGGGGATTTTGTTGATCGCGCTAGCTACAGCAAGTCACTTCCTTTTGTCGTAAAGGTTGAGTATCAATGTGGCGACGGTATCGTATTGGCTGTATTCCGAAATGTTGGCAGCGTTGATACTTACGTGCCTTCTGGCGTTGTTGTTGTAGAAGTAAGCGAAAACATAGGCTTTATGCCTGAACCGCCTCCCGAACCGGAAGACCCTGACGGCGAGGGCGGCGAAGAGGGCGGCGGCGAGGGCGGTGGCCCCGTTGACCCAGGCGAGCCTGACATCAGCATCGTGCAACCATTTCTCACTCAGCAATCAACAGAAGACGCTGACTGGATCGGGCTTGGAAATACTATCAATGGTCACAATTTTGGTTGGCAAAACTCTAGTGCTGTCAGCGGCGAAGCCGGTGCCATTGGTGGCGCAATCGCTCGGGCGTCCACGTATGCCTACTACGCCGACACCAGTATCACTCCACTGGCCAGGACCAATACTTTCCGAATGGCTGGCAGCTTTAGACTTGCAAACAATAATTTTGACGGCACGTTCTTTCTGGGCTATACCGCTCAACTCTCTCTTGCTGCTGGCTCGCCCCCTGCTCCGTTTGTCGGTATTGAGTTTGTTGAACCAGCGGGAGGTAGCACAACTGATCCGTTCCGGGTTGTTGCCAAGTTTAACGGCCCCGGCGGCGGCTCCTCTGCCACGATTTTAGCACAGCAAAATGTTACTCACAGCTTTGACCTGACCTGGACCGGCACGCCTAATGGTTCCGGTGTTTTGTCTGGTACGCTTATTGGCACAGCAGTAAGCATTGCTGTCACGCCCGGCACGGAAAGCTTTACTGCATTTGGTTTATTTGCTGGTGGAACTGGCGCTGATTCAAATCGAAAGACTGGAACATGCTTGTTTGACAATTTGCGATACAGAAAGGGCACAGTGCTGCCACCACCCCCGCCAGAACCTCCAGTGCCAACTACCACTCCATTGCCACAGGCCCTTGTTCCTGTAAAGATATTTGATGTTCGGAACCTGCCGTCAAACGTGAACGGTGGTGTTTCTGCTGTTGGAAACAACAGTGCCGATGACTGGGCTGCCATGCAAGCCTGTATCAACGCAGCAAGAGACTGGGCTGCCTCAACAGGTGAATACGCAATGGCGTATTTCCCAAGGGCAAGCTACAAAACCTTGCGCACTATTGTCGTAACTGGCGGCAATTACATGATTGGCGGAGCTGGATTAAACCTAACGTCTATAATTGGTCACGACACTGCGAGTAGTTCAATCTCTCCCGTTTTTGAGATTATTGACTTTACTGGTCGTATCGAGTTTTTGGATATTAGGCATAACACAGATCAAATGCGCCTTGTCGTGCGCCAATCGTCCAGCGACAGCTCCAAGCCGTCTCGGCTTCATTACGAACATTGTAATTTTAATGGGTGGGGTTCACAGTTTGTCAATCCAAGTAACGGGCAATCATATTCTTTCACCTCCAACGCTGGAATGGCATGGCAAGTGCTAAACCTGAACAGCAATAGCATTCTTACATCTTCTGCTACTAGCAGTCAGCGGAAAGGCGTTAGCTTTGACAATTGCTCCAATGCGCGAATCTTGTTTAGCCAATACGGTCAACAAGGCTGGGGCGCGTTACGGGTTAGGGGTTCGACAGCCCTGCGCAATGGCTTCTTTGGTGCGCTGAACTTTTATGGCATGGCCAGGATTGAGGACAATCTTAGTTTTATCGCCTCTGATCATTATATTGAGCAGCTAAGGCCTACCACGACCCTGGATAACAAAAACTTTGCTTCGCCTGCGCTGGTTCTTAGTGGTTCACCGGGGGATACGAGGACAGGTCGGGTCACCTTTTCTTCTTCTGTTCTCAATGGAGCCTACGGATCTTCTGCTCAGCTAACAACAGACACGAATAAACTACCTTATGAAACCTATGTAACAGTAAGCGATTGGAGGGGGCGCCTTTCCATGCTTTCTGCCGAATACTCAAATGCTTTTGAGTCTGGAGGGTCAGACTACGACCCAAATAAGCTTGAGTTTAAGTTTACTTGCGCAGGCACGGCTCCAGTATCTGTGCTGCTGGCCGGTAATTCGTTTAAGCAGGGCGTTGGGCAAGCGGCTCCAAAAATTCAAGGTGGCACAAATGTTGGTCGCCATGTACTTGCAAACTGGAATCCGGGTGCGACCGTGTCCGCCAGCAAGGTTGTGCCAAATATTACCGATTCCAACACTCTCACGCTGGCCGGACAAGCGCTAAACGACCTGCGCGAGCTCAGCCGCATGGATCTGCTTCTGAACAAATATATCGACAGCGCAACTTTCCCTCTGCCCACTTCCGGGGAAATTACGACGCCGCCGTTGCTGCCACAGCTTGACTGGGAAAAGCGCTCTGACTGGCTGGACGTAAAAGCGCTGCCATCTAGTGTCAATGGGGGAGTCTCTGCTGTTGGCAACGGTAATCCTGCAAACAAAAACCAGGACACTGCGGCGATCCTGGCGGCCTGCAACGAAGTGCGCAAGAAAAATTCTCCCTGGTCTACGGTTTATCTGCCGCCCGGCACTTACTGCCTGGCTAGCGAACTGTTCCCCTATCCGCCCCCGATTACCGTATCGGCTTCGTTTACCGGTTCTATCACTGGAAACACTCTGACTGTTACAGCAGTCTCCAGCGGAACGATTACGACCGGTCATGCCGTCCAGGGCAATGGTGTTACTGAGGGGCCGATCATTAAATCGAGAGGCACAGGCACGGGCGGAGTTGGCACGTACATACTTAATATCAGTTTTGCTAGTCCAGTTGCTAGCACTGCAATGCAGTCTGGTGCCGGGCAGAGCACTTCTTTCAATATGCGTGGCCATGGTCGAGACACAATTGTTGAATGGCACGGCGCTAGCGGAGGCCAAATGTTCCGCTCGGATGGAGCGCCACACTCCAGCTACATTGGCATCATCTGGGATGGCCGAAACATAGCTGGCAAGGGATTTATGCACCGGAGTACCGTGATGCGTGAATCAAAAGTTTTGCACCAATTTGAGGTGTTCAGGAACTTTACCCAGAATGGCAGTGGATCGCTGTCAAGGCCGGGAACACTTAGCGACAAGTACCTAGAGTCAAGTCAGTGGCGAGATTGTATTTTTATCAATTGCGGAACAGCACTTTCGGCTACCAACGGCAACGACTACATGATTAATGTTGATGGCTGTTGGTTCTACGACAATGCAATTGGTGTTTACGCGCCTACTGGTCAAGCGCTAATCAGGAACTGCCGATTCTTCCGTTCAACAGACATGGACGTGAAGGAGTTGAATGACTCTCGCGCTAACTCCATTCGACGCTGCAGTTCTGTTGGGTCGCGTGTTTTCTATGAGCGAGATGCGCAGACAATTACTGTTCCGTCGTCCAGGACTACTTCAATTCAGGATTGCTATATTTCTGGATGGACCAACACTGGTTATGCGATTCTCAGCAAGGCAACGGGTGCAAACTGCTATGACCCCATGCTGATTTTTGACTGCGTTTTTGTTAACGGTCCATCCGCAAATCCGCCAATCAAGCTGGATCGCGCAGTTCAGGTTTTACATTCCAACAACAGTTGGACGCACGCTGGAACCACCTACACGGGGGCTCAATTGTTTGCAAACTTTACCGCAAATATAGTTGAGATACCTGTACCGTAACAATGGCGACATGCCCGGCTCTACCGCCGGGCTAATCGTCGATCAAAGACAGAGCTTCGCCCCAATTGCTTTCACACAAAAGATCGACCCGGTTGAACCTGGGTAAGCTTTTGTTAACTTTTCCGATGGCTATTGTGAAAACAGGGGCGCCCATCCTATGCCAATTCCCGAGAATCAGTCGAAAGCGCAGGGGAGGGGCTTCTCCTTCGTTCAGGTGGCCCAGGGCACCTCTGCCACCGTTCTTGCCGCTGCCATTGTTGGAACGGCTAGCGGAGTTGGTTGGCTTGTGATGAGCCTGCCAAATAGGCTACAGCAACTTGAAACCCAAATAACACAAATCCTTAAAAATCAGGATGCCTTTGGAGACAGATTTCAAAAACTGGAAGATACGGTTGATCAACATGATCGACGGCTAATCAAACTTGAAATTGGACAATGAAACTTTTCCAGTCGTTTATGCACTCTGATGCGGCAGCCTCTTTGATGAAAGGGGGAATTGCAATCGCAAGGAATCAACCAAGCCTGGCACCAGCGGCTTTCGGCGCCTCTGTCGTAGGCGGCGTGCTAGCGGCTTTGATTGGCGGATATAAAATTGCTGACTGCATTCGCTATCAAACTGGGGCGGGCCAGTGCGATCAGGCGATCCAAGAAAATGCCCCGGTTGTTGCAACAGGTGTTTTGGCACTGCTTGGCAACTGGGGGGCGTTCAACACTTACAACAGGAAATTGCATGTAGATGATGCAATCCTGCCCGAATCAAAGCTTCCGCCACGGGAGCTTGTCGAGCCGAATACTTTTAGTGTTTCCGCCCCCGACCCAGCAGAAATTGCTGCCAAGCGAGATTCCGGCATGACGCAAGAACAAATCAGTGACTCTCTCGGCATTAGTCGCTATCAAGTTAGAAAGGCATTGAAAAGGTATGGTGAGTTGAAGCAAGTTCAAAACAAAAACAAAGACAGAAACAAAGACAGAGGGCGCTGAAATGATTAAATTGATTCTTGAAAACATCTCTTCTGTCGGCATTGCGTTTGTGCTGCTTGGTATCGAAGAGGCATTGATCAAGCCGATCGCTAAAAGATTTGTCAAGCGAAAGATCATTAAGCACGCCCCTGCTGCAATGGAGTTTCTTGACGAAAAAATGCCTGGAGCATTTTCAAGGTATGGGGCAAGAGATATTAATCTTCAACTAAGGGAAAGACTTGAGTCCGTCACGGGCGAATCATGGAGCGATACAGAAATTGACGAACTGTTTAAGATTTACGATCCACGAATTACCGCAAACAAATCATTGCCATGACCAACAAAGTTCCAACCAATAACTATGCAAATCATTTCGATCCGAGCAAGTCTCATCATTTGGCGTTTCTTCAGGCGCTGCTTGACCGCGTAGAAGAGCTTGATCCAGGAGCACTGCAGCCGGGTGGAGCCCTCAGGGACATCTGGGTTGCCGCAGTGCCCAGCAAGACCCCACTGACCTCTCTCGCGCCCCCACGAGGGCCTTCCGGGTGGGCGGAGGTCTCCTCGATGGCAAAGACTGCTGGGGCGAAGTTCCCCGAGCTGGTAGCCGCTCAATGGGCCCTGGAGAGCGGTTGGGGCGAACATGTTTCTGGTCTTAACAACTATTTCGGGCTGAAGGGGGCGGGAACAGAAACAAAGACGAAAGAATTTATCAACGGCAAATGGATTGAGATCGTTGATAGTTTCATTGATTTCGCCACGCCCCAGGACTGTATCAAGTATCTTGTTGATAGGTGGTATAAAGATTTTAAGAATTACAAAGGCGTAAACAGTGCGACGAGCAGAGAAGCTGCAGCCAAAATGCTTGTCTCAGAGGGATATGCAACAGATCCCGATTACGCCACGAAGCTCATTCGCTTGATGAATGACAATTCACCTACGCCCCCAACCCCTCCTGCTGTCGCCCTTCCGCTTCAGCAGGTTACTCCTCAGCATCCTCGCCCTCTCATTATTTTTGGAGCGACTGGGCCAAAAAAAACGCCGCATGACTTTGGCTTCAAGAAAGGAGATAGCCACATCATTGTTAGCGACATCACCGAAGCCGCCCAAGCTTTCAGCTTTGAAGGCGCAAGGCTTTGGAGTGTTCCGGCACTTGCTCGGGGGCAGGGAAGTGACAGAGAATGGCGATATACAAATACTGACACGCCCCCAGGTGTTTACAGCATTGGGGAAATCTACAAGGACTATGAAAGGGTTGGGGCGAATCCAGGTTTTGACCGCACCCTCATGTCCTATGGCTGGTACAGCTTCGATCTGATCGACCTGGAGGGCCAGGAGAGCAGGTATGAGCGGGCTGGAATCATGATCCATGGGGGCGGTAGCGCCTGTGGCTGGCCTGGCGCCTGGGCGGCAAATCAACAGCTCTTCCCAACCCATGGCTGCATTCGTATGCGCAACGTCGATCTTCGAGATAAGGTCTTGCCTTTAACAAAGACCGGGAAGGTGTTTGTGAGCGTTTACCAGGAAGCCGCTTAATCAGGCAGCAGAGAAGATTGAGAAGTAAAGTCAAGCCCCATTACTTTATGGGTTTCGATCATTACTCTGCATCTTGCTATAGCAGATCTTTCCACCTGTTTAAGTCTTGACTTGCTGAGACCTGTTATTTTTTCAAGTTCTTTCCATGGGGTTGGGGTCGAACGAGAACGCTCTAAAAGCACAATTCCTGCGGTCTCGTCCAGAAAATTCTCAAGAGCAAACAAAAGCTCTTCTAGCATTATTTTTGCGTCAAGGTTTTCAATGGTATTGACATTGACTACATCTTCAATGCTATCAATTACTGACACTTTTGCAGATTCGCAATCAATAAGAACATCGAGACTCAAAACACCCTGAGATCTCTGGTTCGCAAGATCGAGTATTTCCGTCGATACACCAAGTTCCTCTGCAAGCTCTTCTGCGGTGGGGCGACGCCCAAGAGTTTTTGACAGGCGTTCAGTCGCTTTGCTGATCTTGAAAATAACGTCGCGAAAGCTTGTCGGAAGCCTGATTGAAGAATCAAGAGAGCCAACCGCTCTCTGCATTGCCTGCCTAATCCACCAGTAACAATAAGTAGAAAACTTGTACCCCCTGGTGTAGTCAAATTTTTCTACCGCCCTTATCAAAGCAAGATTGCCTTCCTGTATCAAATCAAGCAGCTCAAGCGTTTGGCACTGGTAATGATACTTTTTCGCAATATCAACAACTAGCCTTAAGTTACAGTTGATAAATCTGCTTTTTGCTTTTTGCCCTATAAACAGTTGCGATTCTTCTTGTACGTCAAGAATTTGCCCTGAGCTTACTTTTTCTTCCAGTTCAATCAATCTTTGGACCATTTTCCCCAGGGCAAGCTCCTCCTCTGGCCCCAGGAGCGGGTACTTGCCCACCGCATTGAGGTAGGCCTTGAGGGCGGGGTTGTCCTGTTTCACAGCCGGATGCTAGCTCCATCCAGCGCATTTTCCACTCGGCTTGCCACTGGTAGCGATGCGCAAACACCATGCCAAGACCGTAACACAGCCATTGCCAATCGTTGTCAGGGGATGGCTCTTCCAGCCAAACGCGAGTATTGTTGGACACACGCTTGATCTCTGTGAATCAGTTTCATTATCGTCAGGAGGACCAGTTCGCCGAGGCGAGCAATTCAATGAAATTGAAGCAACTTTATAGCAGTGGCGACTATACGGGGCTGCTGGAGTTTGCGTTGATACTAAATTACCAGGCTTCGTTCAACAACAGCAAGATGAGATGGGCGCTGAAGGAAGCCCTCGACGCGGCGAGACCTGGCAATGCCGATTATCAAATGCCAGAGGAGCTCAAGAAAGATCTTGAGTCGATGGGCTGGAAAGAGGACTAGCCCTTGCTGGGTTCAACTGTGGGGCAATTATTGTATCGCCCCACCAAGGAATAGCTTTTTTCTGGGACCTGAGACATGTCACCGAAAATCATTTGCCCGATAGACATCCCGTGCCAAATAGGAATTGAGTGATATTGGCGAACGGAGTGAAGCTCAAGTGTGAGACGGCTGTTGTTCCAGCCTGCATCACAAAATCCAGCAAGAACATGGGATATTCCTTCCCGCCCACGACTGCTTTTTAGGGCGAAAAAGGCACAAAGCGTGTCAGGAATATTAAACAGCTCAATAGTGTGAGCCAGTATAAACTGCTGAGGCACTAACAAGTATGGCCGTTGCTCAGTTGTGCTAGCAATAGAGACTTTTTCAAGGTCTCTCGAATGGAGTGTTTCCACCATAATTTCCGCCCCAAGGCGGACATCGATGGAGCAGGGGCCAATGAGTTCATCAAGATAGCCTTCGACGAGCCTGTCCTCTTGGCACTGTTTTCTGATTTGGGCATCACTAAGAAAAGCCATCGTACCTAGCGCTGATCAAACAAAGTGCATTCCTCCGCAAATCTACCACCCGCCTCAGGAAAGCCAAAAGCGCAAGATCCATTTGCCCAATTGGAACATGAGTCTTGACACGTAAGTTGCTTTTGAGAAGCGATTTTTCCGCCAGAGGAAAAGATTTTCTCAACCTGTCTTGCTTTTTTGAGAAACTGGTAATCCGACGAGCTTATCTCGTAAGTTGTTTCTCGATGGTCGCAGGCAGAGTCACCGCAACGCCTTCGTCTTCGTTTGATCCCGTTGACGTTTCGAGTCTCTATAACTCGAAAAAGGTGTTGTCCACACTTGGGGCACTTTGCAGACTTTTCAAATCTGCTGGTGTCTTCGATCACGATTCGTCGTCATGATCAATAGAGGTATCGGCATCCAGAGGTGAAAAATGCTTTAACGCTTCCTGAGCGAACGCAACGTGTGACTGAACCGTGCGACTTGAAGGCGTAATCCTGGGGTAGCTATCAAGGAACCACTCATAGAAAAAGTCTGACAGCTGTTGCTCAGTGGGGAAGTTGTGATTGCTCATTGTGAAAGATGAACGCTGATTACCAAGTCTGACAGATCAGGGGGTTGATAGTTTGGCCCCTTTAACACTTTTCCATCTTCTCGGCGCAGGGGCTTTCCGTCGTCCCCCAGCTTGCTCATATTGCTTTCAAATACTCGCTTCATTGCCTCGTCCAGGTCGAGTCCAAGATATGCAGCCATTTGATAGCAAACAAAAACAAGATCGCTGAGTTCTTTCAGCAGTTCGATCTTACTACCAATATTGAAGCTCTTGGCATCGCACTCCTCACATGCAGACATCACTTCGTAGTATTCTTCATTGATCAGACGTTTCTGCAGCTGAAAGCCAGCAGGGCTGAAATTATTGCTAAAATCAAAAGCCTCTCTGAATGCGTGAGCCTGTTCGATAAGTGACATGGTTGAAACGGATAAAGAAAAGGCCCGACGAATCGGGCCCGAGATTCCCATGACTCCTCTGTTGTATCAGAGGTCCATTTGGTCATCAGTGTCGCTGGCGTCATCGTCTTCATCTGCCCACGCAACGATGGTGATACGCCCAGGCTCGGACTCCACCTTGACCTTGCTGCCAGGCTCAAAGCCGGCCACGCCACTGTGACGACCGCCAACCACAATGTTGCCGTTCTTGCCCAGCTTCACCACGGGGGCGCGGTTCTTGCGGGGGGCATAGGTGCGAGTGGCAGGAGCCAGCTCGATGCCATTTGCCCTGTTGATGGCCTCGTGGAACGCAGGCTTCTGGTAGGTGATCTTTTCCTCACCAGTTTCAGGATCGATCTTCTTGGTGTAATAGCCAGCCTCGAACGCCAGTTCATTGACGGGGCGCTCGCGATTGGCAAGCACAAAGTCGAGCAGGGCCTGACCCGTCAGACGCTCGCCCTTGATGACAGTTGCCTTGGGTGCAACTTCGGCAGTCTCGGTGGCTTCGATTTCAGCGGTGGGCATTTCAGTGTTAGCGGAAAGTGATTGGTCGGTTTCTTCTTGAGTGGGTTTGCGACGAGGCATCTGCCTTTCGTTGGTTACCTGCTAATCGTACAGGATGGGGTGGGATCTTGCAAGTACCCGGTCACAGACCCAGTGATTGGATTGCGGCTGCGGCCTTGCCTTCATCAAGGCGGGCGACAAGGATTCTTGCCCCTTCGCCATCGCCCTCGGGATTGCAGTAGAGCTTGAGGCCTTGATCGAAGACCAACAGGCAGTCGTCTTCGTAGCAGACATCTGTCAGGGCATCGCCGACAGCTCGTATCATTTTATCACAGTCCTTGCGCTTTGAATGAAAAATTGGGGCGTCGGGCTTGAGTTCCCCCTTGCTGCTGAAGTGATCCTTTGGACGTGGCAGGTAAAAAATTGCTTGAAGCATGAAAATCCCCTGCTTTGACCAGCCCCTGGGCCTCATTAGGCGTCCCATCTGAGACACCGAATACCTCCACTCGCCCAATCCCTTGTCCTGCTCGACCATGTTGACGACGGCCCTGGGCCTTCCGTCCTGGCCTTTGACTACTCGCCCGAACGCGGTTTTGCTGCCCTGAACAGCCGGGGAGCCAGCAACAAAAAACTCAAAGCTACTTGTCGCCGTCTTGAGAAGGGTTGATGACAACATGGTGTTCGAGCGCTTCGTTGATCTTGTAGATCTCAATCAGCTTAGCAATCAAAACACGATTCTTGAGCTTGTCCAGCCTGGAGTTCAGCTCTCTGGCCAGTTTTTCAACTTCTTTGTATGTGGGGTATTGAGAAAGCCTTATTGATTTGAGTCTTTTCGGTTCTATGATATATCCTTCTTTTTTGTAAGCTTCTGGAATTGATTCATATTTACGTCCCGGCCCTATCTCTTGCAGGATTTCGGGGTGCGTATCATACATTTTTTTCATCATGCCGTAATATCTATTCTTCTTGTCAGCGGCCCACTTCATTTCGTTTAACGCCGTCATCAGGCGCCTGTATTCCCAGTAATGAGAAGGAAAAGCAAAAGACTCTGGGTCTTCTTTCTTGAGCCAGTCAATAAACCTTCTGGCGTGCTTCTGCTTTGAATTGTCTCTCGACTCCAGGTGGGCGCAGCAACCAAGAAAAGCTGGCAGGTCTCGAATGCCAAGCCCGTAGTGATAATTGAAAAAGAAATCTTTTACCCCGCTTAGTTTAATGTCTTTGCCTTTGATGCTTTTATAGCCTCTGTAGATTCTTTTTTCAATTATCTCGCCCATCACCTCAAAAAAGAATGGGGATTTTTGTTTTGCCATGACAGATGGCAGATGCAGTCTCGCAGTTGCTACGAGCCTTGCCCCATAGAAATCATCATTCTTGTCTTTCAGCATCGCCCAGTATTAGTTCAAGCTTACAGTACAGGTCATTAAGCGATCCATCGTTTACGATAATACGAGAGAAGCCATCCCAATGATCAAGCCGCCCCTCAGAGGAGTGATTTTCGCCATTTTCTACGCCGGGGCGAATAATCTTCCATATTTCCCCGCCCATTTCTTTGATGGCAGCTGCCTCGTTTGGGAATCTTACATCGTCTGCAACTACGAGGCTCCCGCAAGATTTCACTTTTTCCTTCCAACAGTTAATCCAGAAATCTTGATCTAGCGTATTCCGCCCCCACTCAGTACCAAGTGTTTGCATCAGAGTTCTCATTCTAATATTGATACCTGGAACAACCAAGTCTTTTTGCTTGATCATTTCGGTCGCCCGAGCTGGTGTGTACCCAAGCTCAACCAACAACATCCTGACCATTCCCTTTAGAGAGCCAGCAAAAGGAACAACGCTATAGCTGTAATCCTCCAGACAGGTAGCAATGGTTGATTTACCAGAACCGGGGGCGGGGCTATAAAGACCGATGACCTTGGGGAACATGAGATTACCCCTCTGTGATAAGTTTAACTGTCCAGGGATTTACGTTGTGATCAACGATTCCCGGACGACCTAAAAACCTGAATTCCATCTTGGGTGAATCGCAAAGCACAGAATTGTCTCGCAAAAGCCAAAGATAAGTCTCCAGGCCGAAAATCCACGACTTTGGTTCAAGGCCGAGATCAATCGCCCACTCGATTTCCTCGCGAGCGAGCTTCATTGCATTAAAATCTTCCATGAAAACAAAATAGTATTTGGAAGCCCTCCTGTTACAGAGGGCCTTTCCTGGACTTACAAGCTTATTTTCTTCATGTCGCCCAAAAGGACCCGACCGGCCCCGGAACTGCGACACTCTTGGAAAAGACCGCTGGCTTGCACTTTGGCCTGTCGATCTACCACTTAGCCCGAGCAGTAGAGGTGTTAGTGCGCGGAGAAAAGGCCCTTGGGGGGACAGGGGCGTTCGCTATGCCAGGAGCGGATCAGAAGGGCACAGAGTCTTCGTCGTCTTCCTCGTCAGAGGGTGGCAGAGGGCGCAGAGGGGCTGCGGCATCCTTCAGGGCGGGGTTGGGCGGAATGGAAAAGCTCGATCCCGTCATGTAAACCTGGGCGTACTTGGTGCCGTCCCGCTTGGTTTTTTCGGTTGCCATTGAGACCATGCCAGCAACCGTCACCTGATCACCGTCATTGATGTACTTTTCAATGACTCCCATCTTCTTGCCGTAGAACTTGGCATTAACGTAGAAAACGTTTTTGCCGCCTTCGCCCTTGCAACGAATGCCAATGGAGATGAAGTCTCCGTAGTCGCTGTTTTCAATTTTGGGCTTACCGGAAACGTAACCGGTAGCAGTGAGAGAAAGCATCGTGTGTTTTGCGAAAATGTTAGATAGAAAGCTCTTCAGCTTCTTCTTGTACGGGGCGAGGAAGACTGCAGCCAATGAGTTCGCAGTAAGCGGCAAATCGCTCAACAAACCCAAGCACCGCTTTTTTCAGATCATCTCCGTCCAAAATGTGAAGCTGAGGTTCCCTCCAGTCGTAACAGACACAGATTACACCACGCTCAACCGAAGTGTCAAGTTCACCATTTCTGACCCCGATGTTGTGAGCCAAGGCGTAGGCCCCGATCTGAAGAAAGGCATCTTTGTACTTGGACTTTGGTTTGGTTTTCTTGCCCTTTTCTTCGCTCTCGTACTCTTTGTAAGACCTGACTGACTTCCAATCCCACATAGAATATTTCCTTCTAAACATGAAATTTGCATCTTTTGTTCCCGCGTATCCATGTGGGCAAAAAACAACTTGCTCAAGCTCTATGTCTTTTCTGTCTTCGTTTTCTGCTTTTATTTCTTCCAGTAGAGGTCCCAAATACATCAAATATTCATTGATATTATATCTTACTATTTCCTCGTAGGTCCCTTCGTCTTCGTGGCCTGCCGTTGAGATGCCGAGAAGGGTTGCTTCTATTTCGGCATGAATAATTTTGCCCCTCCTCTGGGCTCTGATAACTACCTCTTCCCAGTCCGGTTCGTTTCTACGCCAGAATTGCAGCCCCTTTTCCTTGGAGGGGTCAAACATTTGACTCGTCGCCCCCAACACAAGACTAACGGAGGCGTACTCCTGATTGTCTTTGACATAAAAACCTGAAGCAGGGTGAACCATCTCTGAGAAATCGGCTAGGGTTTAAGCAAATGACTGATTCAAATGCAGTCCACGATCGAGGAAACGGTTCTTGTCCATTCTCGCACTCTTCGCTCTCGATTCAGGCAAAGCATTTTTCAGGAATGGGGTCACAGATGCGCTTATTGTGGTGAGTACGCCGAAAGCCTTGATCATGTTCAGCCAAAAATGAAAGGAGGGCTAACTGTCGCCAAAAACCTTGTACCTGCATGTCTGCCCTGCAATAGAAAGAAGGGGCATCGAGAAGTTTTTAGTTGGTGGCGAGAGCAGCCCTACTGGTCTGAGATTGGGCAAGCGAAGTTGATCGATTGGCTTACTGGTAGAAATTGATCACTTGACCCTGCCAGCCTCCGATATAGGCAGCGGAACCAGTCCATCCGTGGGAATGTAGACCACGGTTTTCTCGCCTTGGCCATTCTGCTCTTGCAGGCCCTGAATATACAGCCAGCGAAGGTAGGCATCGCTGCTACCTAATTCAGCCTTCAGGGCGGCGATAGCCTTGGCACTGCCTTCGGCTTTTGTAACTTCTGCCTGGGCTTCAAGCGTCGCGGACTCCTGCTTGGCCTTGGCTTCGAGCACTCGAACCTGGCGAGTGCTCTCGGCTTCCATCAGGGCGGCACGACCAGAGAGGGTGCGGTTGTAAACGCCGAGCTGGGGAAGCCCCCACAGAACAAAAGCCAACGCAGTTGCAATGCCAGCGCTGGACAAAATAACAACAGTAGTTCGATTCATTGTTTAATGTTTTGGTTTGTTGGAGTTGACATGGGCCGGGGCGGAGAAAGTCCCGGCAACTGATAGTCTCCGTCAAAGCGCGGGCGAAGGTGAATATCACCCTCTCTTGGCGCATAGGTACGAACATCTCCATAAACGCAATCCCGAAGGCTTACGCCATAAAGACGAGCTAACCGAGGACCGCCAATAAAGTGCTCGTCGCCATCGTACTTACTGCGTACATAGCCGGGATGCAAAATATATCTAACAGGTGTCATGACTCCATCTCCACAGCTTTGTGTTTTTCGACAAGGCCCAGGATTTTCGTTGCCTGCTCTTCGTTGAGATACTGCTCTACTCGCACTTTCACGACCTCCCCCGCATCAACCATGATGTGAATACTTGCCACGCCCCAACCAAGCCCGAGGGCCTTCACCAGCCCCTCTGCAAATTCACCATGCCAAGTGACAAAAGTATTCTCGGGGCGAGGCTTGTATTTTCTGGGGGCGTAAACAAACTGAATTGCAATAAGCGCTGGAAGCGTGAGCACCAAACAGCAAATTGCATACTGAAAAGTGTCAATCATCACTCCTCCTCATCGCCTTTGAACAAAGCTGAGGCTGCACGTTCTAGATCTTCAATTTTGTCCTTAGGCTTGGAAGTAGTGGGAGGCTGCAGAATCTGCTCATTTTTGCTGTTCTTGCCAGCATTGAGCTTGGCAACAAGCTCTTCATTCGTAATCTTATATGCTTGAGCAGCCTTCGAGTCAGCAATAGCACTGAAGGATTCAGCCTTGCAGAGCTGCAGGAATGTCTTCTCGCCGAAAGCCGTAAGACCCAGCTCCTTCATCTTCATCTCCAGATCCTGCTGGATGGGCGCCTGGCGGGCCGGGGCGACCGAATCTCCAGGGGAGTAGGTGCGCTGCTTCCTTGGGGCGGGGGCGGCCTTCTCGGGGGCGGTGGAAGCCTCCTTAGGTGCCCCAAGCGTGGCGTCCAGCTCGTCGTGCTCAACGATCTCCATGGCCGTCACCCAGAGATAGCGACGCAGATACGTTTGTACCGCGCCCAGGTTCTGAATGTCGTGAGCCCCCTTGAGAGCAGCGGAACTCATCGGGCTGCTAATTACAACATTTGCGCCATCGGGAGCCTCTACATCAATAATCGTGAGAGTTGCGGCTTCCGCCCCATAGCTCACGATTCCGCACAAACCAGTCTGGGCAAAGATTTCTTGCACTGTTGGCAAGAAGTCGCCAAGTTCAAAGTATTTGTAGCCCGCAAACTTGTTGTGCCCAGTTTTTTTCAGCTCACGCCGCTGAAGCTCGGTGCGAGCCTGGTTGAGTTTTGAGTAGACGTTGGCCATAGGTTTTTGAGTGACCGAGGGACTATAGGATGACGGCGGCGCCCCCTGATCCACAGGGTAGGACCATTAGCCCCATCTGTCAAGGACGAAAGATATGCACACAAGAGGAAGTACCAACCTGAATCGAATTCTTCGCGTTGCCGCCCATCTGCTTTACGAGAAAGGGCAGGACGTGAGCGAAGTGCATGGATTGATGCAGGGCTTTGTTGATAGGTCAATGCTGCAGAAGTGGTATGAGGCTTACTGCTCACACAACGGCTTGCCGAATGACGTGAACAGAAGCAAGAACAAGTACCGACTTCCCATGCCGCCCATCAACTGGGATGACATCACGGTGGAAGCGCTTGAGGAGCGAACGCAGTCTCATGTCGATTGGCTTTGAGCCACGCCCACGGCTATGGTGAGGAATGCCGACCCGCTAGCCCAGTCATGGCATCAGCCCTCGCTCCTGAAGCCTATAACAACCAGAGCGAAGAAGGTGACAAGAGGGCAAATAATACAATTCCCCCAACTATTAGAGAGCTTTTCCGTGATCTTGCTGAGATCAGGAGAGTCGCCCTTGTTGAATCACCACAAATCCTTCCCTTGATCGCCCCCTCCCTGATTGAGGCTGAAGTTCACATCAGGCAGCTCTGGGCTGCACAAATGTGATTGCTATGGCCGGTCAGAGCAGAACATCTCGCTACTACTCTGAGAACCCAGAGGCTAGGCGCAAAAGGAATGCGTATCAGCGCAAATACAACAAAAAGCCCTCTGTGAAGAAGGCTTCGGAAGAAAGGTGGAGCGAAAGAAAAAAGCGGGGGATTGCCGGCAAAGGCGGAAAAGATCTCAGCCACACCAAGGATGGGCGCATGGTGCTTGAGAATCCCAGGACTAACAGGGCAAGAAACGGAAGCGGGGGCAAACCCAGAAAGAAGTAGATGCGAGTCGCCAGAATCGAACTGGCCTGTTTCCTGTTATGAGCAGGCTCCTTTCACCAGATAGGTAGACTCGCGGAAGTCGCTTAAGGGGGGTCTTCTAGGTAGTGATCGGTTTCTGCCAGGCTTATACTTGACAGTGCCTCTATAGAGTCAAAGATTGTTGACCAATAAGCAGAAAGAGAGCGCATTGCCTCTTTTTGCTCGATAAAATTGCCATTCTCCTTGCCTTCAAGATCATCAAGGAATCTGGCAAGCCTTCTTTCACACCGAAGAAGAGCGATTTGGCCAAGCTTCAGTGTTTCAGCAAAGGAGAGATCTAGGTTCTCCATCATGCTTACAGCCAGGCTCAATGAAGCAGTTGCTTCAAAAATTTCTGGGTCGTCTAACTGCTCCTTAAACTCATCGTCATCGCTGAGATAGCTGTTCATCTTGCGAAACGCAAGTTGCACTTTCAGTGTAACAGGCGGTGGCAGGCCTCCAAGCAGAACTATGCGACCAGAACTCGTTGGCTCTTACTCCCTTCCAGTGCATGAGCATCCCAGGCTGATCCTTGCCCCAGCGCACCATTCCGTGAAGATCTGCGTCTTCAAGGGTTGGCAGTCTGTCGTTGATCCAGATGCTCACTTGAAACAGTCCTCAATCATTTCAGCAAGTAGCAATGGAGATGCCTGTTTAAGACCTTTCTCGTGAAGGTCTCTGAGCATTTTGGCTACGGCCTTAATTCCTGTGTCAACGCCAATCCGAGCAGCGTCTTTATTTACTTTCTCAAGAGCGGCATTGGCGGTTTCGTGATACAACCTTATCTCCGCCCTGATTCCAGATTCACGGGCTTCCATCTCTGTCAACAATGAGCAGGAGAGGTTGTCAATCCTGGCGTTACAGCTGTCCGCCCCACAGTTGCAATCCTCTCCCTCGCTCTCGTTTGAGCATCCATCTGGAGACTTGGGGCAAGAATACCAAGAGTCTTCACACTCGTGATGAGAGCGCTTACCTGCTTGAGCCAGTTCTTCAACCAAGCTCTTCAGCTTGTCGTTCATTGATCTCTCTCGTTCATTTTTTGAAAAGCTACAGCCAGCAAATCGTTCACAGACATTGACTCCGCTGTTCTAAATAGTTTGCGAGCCTCTTGCAGGGGTAGTTGCTCCATCTGCCCGCATCGAATGCGAAGATCAAGAGTTATTGATCTGCCAATTGATATGGAACGCGGGTAGCTATCTCCATAGGCCATTACGTCAACGGTGTTTTCGTGCATTTCGCACTGAAGTTCGGTAACATGAAAATCATCAAAAAGCAAACACCGATCCCAATTAGGCCACTCAATGGCAAGCCTGCTGCCATCGGAAAGCAACAGGCTTTTGCCACTGGAGGAACTACAAAGCACGGCCATTAGTAATTCAGCATCAAGATTTCCTGTTCACCTTTTTGAACAAGAGAGGCGAGATCTGCTTTGGCTTTTTCCAGAAGAATCTCAAGGCGGCGAATCTCGCGAAGCCGTTCTTGAATAATCAGCTTTGCTTTGTTGCGCTCAGCGGACTCAAACTCAGCAAGAGCTTCATCGAGGAGCTTTTGAGATTCGGGCGAGAGAGAAAGCGTGCCCTGGACTTCGGTGATAGAAGAAATAGGAGTCATTTGATTAATTGATTGGTTACTTAAATCGGTCGGGATGCTTTGCCCATTGCCCACACCAATTTGTTGCTGGCAATGGAAGTGGCTGATTGTCGAGACAGCAAAGTCGAATCAGACTGGTTGGATGCTCGCGCTTGTAATAGCAATTGAAGCAGTTTTGCTGGCCCAGTGGGACCTCTTCGATCTTCATTCTTTTCCGAGAATTGGCTTGATGGTAATACCATGATCCGGTAGTCTCCAAATCATGGTGTTTTTTTTGCGATCGTCAAGAACATGAAACCTGACGCCGTTGTCGAGAATCACGTAGTTGCCGAGTCTGGACTTGACAGAAACGATCTCTTCTTCGCCATCGTCAGTTGTGACAAAAGCGGCGCTGTCAGGCCGGAACAACGGCTTCTGCATTGATTTCTTTGGCGGCTTCTTTGTTGTAGCACCAGCAAGACAACTTCCGATCGTAAGAAACCAGTCCTTTGCGCTTAAGTGCCTTCATGCGACTTTCAACGAGAAAATAGAAACGGGGCGGCACAGAGCCCCTTTCAGGCTGTCGGGTGTTGATAGGAAAATTGCGCCCAACATAAAGAAAAACATCATCAAAAGAAAGGCTGTTACGAGAGAGACACTCAGTAATCAGAGAGTCAATCAGTTGGTTTAATCTGTCTTTGCCCATGACAAGGCGAGTGGTGGACCAACCAATAATGGCACCATCGGCCCCGCCTGTCAACCCTTGGCCGACAAACTCCTTTCAAGGTCAAGGAGTGAAAGCTGAACAGGCCTTTGCAGCCTTGGTTTGCGAGCTTTAGCTTTCCTTTTTTTCGCTCCTATCAATCTTTGGGGTCTCGACAAAAGAAATCACTTCTATGCCGGGTATAAGAATTTGGTCACCTCGAAAAAGCTTAAGCCTGCCCATGATTTTAAGATGAGAATGAATTACTTTTGATTGCGACCGAGCCCTTTCTTTTTCTTTTTGTCAAGGCTGGTTTCCCACATTAGCTCTTTTTTCTTTTTTTTGGGGTTATTGACGCAATCGAGAAAAACTTCATCATAGCCTGGGGGCGATAAGTCGTAGCGGACGCTGAAGATTGCTGTCCAATCTGGGGCGGGAGAGATCTTTCGCGGTGCTTGACTTTCCTCTGGCATTGGTTTAGTGTAGAGTCCCTGTTGGTTCCCCTTTCGAGCCAAATCTTAGCATGATGACAGAAGAAGCAAGCAAAGCCAAAGTGGAGACCAAAAGGCACTCCTTGATGACCGTGAAAATGCGGATTGAAGAAGAGACTGCTGTAAAAGTCGCAGCAATGAAACCACGCACCCTTTCAATGAGCACCTTTTGCGCTCTTCTTGTTGAATATGGGTTTGAGAGGTGGGAAAAGGCGAACCTTGCCGGTCGGGAGGACTAGCTCTCTGCCTCCTGTGAGCCCCAGGAAGGGACTTGGGTCGGTTCGCCGAGGAACTGTCGCCTAAAGTGCTCCAGATCTCCCTGCACGCCCTTTAGTAGCTCCCTCATTTGGTGGAGCCTGCCCCTGATCGCCCCCAACTGCTTGATGTGAATTCTGTTGAGAGAAAGAAAGTCCTCCAGGTTTTCACACAGCTCGATCAACTTGTTGCCAAAGGCTTCGACATAATCAATTTCATCGGGGGCGAGCGAAAGCAAATCTCGTGGGGCGAGAAATAAAAAGAAGCTATTCTCAATCTCTCTAAAAGCAAATATTGCTTTTCGTGCCAGAGCGACTTTCTTTCGGTTGAGTTGGCTTTTTTCTTGGGGCGATAATTTCTTGTACCTTCCGTCATCTATAACAAACAGATACGAGGTTGCCGAAAAGCCCGCGTTGTACGAGATAAGTATCCAGGTCTTGCCAAGAGCTTGAATACTATCGCCCTTCTTGAGATTTTGGCTTGGGCCGAAGCTGTCCCCGGAGTAGCACAGAATACTCTCCTCATTCCACCTACACTTATCGTCGGTGTGCCGGCAGCATACAGGGCATGGGGATTTTTTGGACGAGGCCTTCATTTACCACTGGCGAGATTCAAACATTGCATAGCACTCAGCAGCAAAGTTGATATTACATGTTCCTGTTGCCCCCTTTCTATTTTTGGCAATAGCGTACTCGTAAATCATCTGATCCTGCGTTTTGTCATAATAATACGGCCAGTAGTTAAAGACAACCATATCAGCGTCCTCCTCGATCTTGCCCGACTCCCTGAGGTCTGAGAGCATGGGGCGTTTATCTGTACGACTTTCGACCCCTCTGTTTAGCTGACAAACAAGCAAAATATCAACACCAGTACGTGTTGCTGCTATTTTGAACTTTCTCGTTGCCGCCCCCACCGCTAAAGCCCTGTTCTCCGCTTTTGTGGTATCAGAGTCCATGTCCATCAGCGTGAGGTAGTCGATCACCACTAAAGCCAGATCTGGATGCTTTCTTTTTTCGGACTTGATTTTGCTGACAACCTGAGAGGCAGTCGTTTCAAAAGTGTTAGTGAATATGAGGTTTTGGGCTATCGGCTCAACTTCTGTATCAAGAATTCGCTGTTCCTGCTTCTCGTCTTTGGCCTGCCTGATAACGTGCCCGTAAGTTAAAGGGCTGCCCCCTTCCTCCAGGCACCTGAGATAGTCCATGCAGGACAGCATCCTTTGACACACCTCGCTATCTGGCATTTCCAAGGTGTAATACAGAACCTTGTAGTTCTTGATTGCAACATCGAGTGCAAGATTCATCGCCCAAGTTGATTTACCACTGCCGGGGCGCCCCGCAACAACGATCAGCCGCCCCCCTTTGCCCATGTCGGGGTGATTCAACCCGCCCCCAAGCGAGGCATTGAGCCCAGTGAAGCGAGTCCTGATCACTCGATTATTGATTTTCGGCCCCAGAAACATCTCCTTGGCTGCAATAAGAGGATGAACCTCTTTCTTGTAAACTTCCGCCCCCTCAATTAAATCAACCGCTTGCAGCAGGTAAGAAGTTGCAACCTTCGATTCTTTGATGTTGCAGCTCTTGCTGACAATATCAGCCGAGTTCTGAATATAGTCCTTAACTCTTGAGCGAGAATGATGAAAATACCAAATAGGCATTATCTTTTCCGCCCATACGTCCAAGTCTTTCTCTATGGGATAGGATGCGATTTGCTCGATGTAATCTTCGGCAGCTTTTATTTCGCAGCCAGAAACATCTCTCAGTCTGGCGGCAAGTGTAATGTCATTTGTCGGGGATTGGTGAAAAGTCCCGTATTCCTCCTCAAGGCAGTCAAACATGTATCTGTTGAATGGGTCCGAGAACAACTCTCGCCCCTTCAGCATTTCCATAAATTTATCTGCCCATTCCTGCTCCCCAAACGCAAAACAGAAATGATTGTAAGCAGCAGCGAGAAAGTGTTTCTCAATTTCGCAGGAGTCCTGCTGTGATTCAAATTCTTCGAGATTGATGATGCTCATGTCAGAAACCTGCGATGTCCTCTTCAAAAGTGCTAACTATTTGCTGAGTGGAGGGCCTGGTGTTTTGCTCCCAATGAGGCTTCTTCTCTCTACCAAATTTGTCCCAATTCTGATAGGTGATAGAATCCCACTTTTTCTCGCCCGACTTCGATTTCTCAATGGCAGAGTCGAGCTGCTTCCTTACTGCTTCGATGCCGCCCCCTGGGTCTTCAAGTATCCGAACCAGAGAATCAAGCAGGCTGTAAAAAGATCTTTTTGTTTTTGCGCCCCCTTTGTGATTGTTGAAAAAGTCGCAAATAATGGAAGCGACAGTTGATAGCTGTGGGGGAATTGTGACGCCCTCGCTTCCCGAGAGGGTTGCAACAAATTTCCCGCTTTTCGTTTTGACTGGCTCGGTTGAGCGTGTGGGGCGAGGCAGCTGATTTAGTGAGGGGCGAAGGTTGTTGGAAATTTCATGAGGGAGCGCTCCCTCAACACTTAAAAGATAAACACTCTTTGCTTTTTCTTCAGAGTATGTCTTTCTAACATAACCGTTTAGCATCAACCAGTACAGGGCATCTCTTAGATCAGCTGGAGAAAGGCCCGACAACTCGATAAGTTCATCGCCGGAAATCACAGTAGACCTCTGACTGTTCGCTTTGTTCATCAATATCAAAAACACCCAGATATAATTTTTGTTTTGCTGAAGAAGATTTGCTGGGGCGACGAGAAATCTATCAGATACAACGGGCACTGTTTTGTTACTCATTTTCGCCCCCACGCTCTTGGATTTCGCTCTCAAGTTCAACTATCAGATCACGCCCAAGCACTGCAAGCTCAAGTTGCTGTTTGTGAATATGGTTTACTCTACTGCCCTGGTCAGAGGCTTTGATTTTTCTGACCGCAAACCTACAAAGCTTGTCTGATATTTCATCTGCCCTCCTAGCTTGGTCAACCGTCATGAGCGGATTCAGCTCACTCAAGCGCATCGCTACCAATATATGGAAGAAGGGGTCCGATGGATTCAAACCTTCGCTGAACAACTGACTTGATTGTTCTGTCGATCTGCTCATCAGCAAGTGAAAGAAAATTTCTAAGTTGAGAGTAGCATGAAAACTCTTTGCTGTCAAGTAAATCTAACTGCCGGTAAACTTCATCCATTGCTGGTGTGTCTTCTTCAAGTTGAGCTGCTTTGTAGAAAAGATTTGCACGCTGATCGTCAATGTCAGCAATTCTTTTCTTGTACTCGTCTCTTTTTAATTTGATAGATTGATGCAGTTCAGCCAGCTGTTTAAGCAAATCAGTCATCTCCTTCGAGTAGATCCGTTCTGACCTCTATACAATTAAGCTCTGTGCCGCTCCTCTCGAATTCATCAAGTGCAGCTGCGATTTCAATGCTCAATGATGCGGGTCCTCCTGAGGCTTGGATTCTTGATGCAAGCGCCGGGTGGAATTGTGATCGTTTCAGGCTCTCCCCCTGCTGGCGGTGCCATCAGCGCCGCTCTGATCAGGGCTTGGTTGATGGTCTCGCCAGGCTGGAGGTGGATGGTGGTGGTCATGGTGCTTTAATTACTGCTTCTGGATTTGCGAATCCAAATAGCGGCAGAAAGAAAAATGGCTGATTTCGTTTCCGCATAACAGCGGCACCTTGGATTTCATTGGAAGCCCAGGCCGCTTCCCTGGCCGCTACCCAGGCCGCTGCCCAGGCCCCTGCCCCGGCCGCTGCCCAGGCCGCTGCCCCGGCCCCTGCCCAGGCCGCTGCCCAGGCCGCTGCCCTGGCCGCTTCCCCGGCCGCTTCCCCGGCCCCTGCCCAGGCCGCTGCCCCGGCCGCTTCCCCGGCCGCTGCCCAGGCCGCCTCCCCGGCCGCTGCCCAGGCCGCTGGTGTCATGTGATCAAGATGTCGCCAAAAGGCAAGCACTACTTGCGCTTGATCTCCTAAAATTTGCTCGGGGTTGCGAATAACACTAGAAGGCGCACCTTGTTGCTTGTCGTTGATAATGCGCAACAAGACCGAATGGGCGCGGCTGATGCCAAACAATTCAGCAACTCGCTTGTCCGCTGCAGCTTGATCAACATGGCGCAATTCTTCAACGGTTAGCCCACCAATAAAATGCAACGCTTGCCCTTGGGCGCACATGCAAGAACCGTCGTCACTTACAAGACTTCCCTTAAAGGGGATGTTTCCAGGCCAGTAATCAAGAAGTTCTTCGACTGTGGTTGGTGTAGTCATTGGAGAATGGGAATAGCGAGTGGATGACTGCCGGGATTCATACGTCTGCCCCCAACTCCCGGCGGACTGGAGGCGTTGCGGGTGGTGCCGGGTGGGTTCCGGTTCCGCACCCTAGGGGGTGGGGATTGGCAGGGCGTGGGCGGAATGGGTGGGTCATGCCCGCCCCTCCTGCCGCAGCTCGGCGGCGAGGGCGAGGAGTTGCGCGGCGGGGGATAGGGGTGGGGTTGGGGTGGTCATGATTCAATCCATTGAATTAGCTCAACATTAACTAATACAGGGCAGTCTTCTGTAATATGCTCAGGGAGCATAGAGAGGAAATAGGTCTTATGCTCAAGATCCGCCCAGTTTTCAATCGCATCCCAGCCACCTGGAATTGTGTTTACGTCCCTTTTTACAGCGCAACGCCCGACCTCTTGATAGCTGGGCAGGTAAACACTTAACAGCAGATAAATAAACGAATCCATCACCCCACCTCCGCACCGGGCACCGGCAGAATGGGGGACCATGGATCAGGCTCGGCCCACCACAGAACCTCGCCACCGCGATAGAGGCAGGTCGTGCCTGGTTTTGGGGCTCGGGGCTCAGGTGGAAGGAGAGCGGCTGCGGCGATGATGCTGGCCCTGAAGTCTTCGACCTTCACGATTGCACCTCCGCACCGGGCACCGGCAGGGCGTTGCGTTCCAGGTCGCTGAGTTTCTTGAGTGCACGCCTTACGAGTTTTTCGTCTGCGTCGTAAGTGCCAGCATCGTCAGAATTGCCCTTGCAGATTTGCACGAAAGCCAGATAGGCTTCTTCGGCAATCGCTGGCTGCCCAGCCTCCGGCTCGGGCTGGGCCAGGGTGGCGGGGCGCCAGTGAGTAGTTTCGGCGGCTTTCTGCCCCAGCAATGTGGCGGCCAGTCCATACCGGCGTTGCTCATCAGGGTTGCATTCCCCCGCCAGATCGCGCATTGACCACAGCCAGGCAACCAGATCATCTATGCCCTCATCCACCTCAGGCTCGGGCTGGTCGTAACGACCCCAAAACACTTCGGCCAAGCCCTCCGCATCACCAGGCACTGGCATGGGCGGCCCCTCCGGCTCGGGCTGGGCCAGGAGTGCTTCCAGATCGGCAATGGTGATGGCCGCCTGCCTGTGATCGTCTCCGCCGTGGATCTCGTAAACCATTTCGGGATGCAGCCCACGCATCTTCTTGTATTCATCAATGAACTTGCGGATGCGCTCCGCTGCGGCTTGTTGTCTGGTCATTGGACTGGTCCTTCCGACTCGGGCAGGCCCAGGGCGGTGCGGAGGGCCTCATTGCGGGATGGCAGTGCTGAAATGCGCAGACCATACAGGATGCCCTTCGACCCTTCCTGTTCAAACCAATCAGAAACGGACGCATGTGGGGATGGTGGGGGGCCATCCCAGTGGCAGCTAACCATGCAACAGACTTGGTCCCCCTCCGGCTCGGGCTGGGACAGTTCAGCGGCATTGAGCGCAGCAATCACCTCTTCTATTGGCTGCATTACACCATCCCTTAGGATGGCTGCACCATCCCCGCAAATGCCTTCGGTCCAAATGGGGCGGCTTTCGTTAGTCATCGTGATCTCCTTTGGTGGTGGTAATGGTGTCAGGAAGTGCGGCGGGGGATAGGGGTGGGGTTGGGGTGGTCATAGTATGTCGCTGTAATAATCGGCCCACATCTCATCCCAGTATTCATCATTTCGCTCTTTACAGGCAGGGCAAAGAGTGACGATGTTTTCGGCGGGATTCTCGTATTTGGTGCGTTGGTGATAGGTCAAGGCTCCAAGTCTGCCGCAATGATCGCAGCACTTTGCAAGACGATTCATCACCCCACCTCCGCGCCGGGGACCGGCAGGGCGTGGTGGGGGAGGGATGAATCAAAAAACTCAACCCCAACCAGTTCAATGTCTGCATAGGTTGCAGGAATCCAGCCGGGATTGGTGTCATCAGTGGCAGCGTGCCACCACCAACAAATCCCTTGCGCATCACACCACCCCTCGCGCTCCCATGGCCGCTCCGCAACAGGCACCGGCTGCGGGCGGGTGCCGTAGCGGGTGAGGGCGTAGCGGGTCCACTCGATGCACTCCACCAGTGGTATGGCGCCGAAATAGTGGTGGTGATAGCGTTCGTTGTACCAGCTGCGGAAATCGGCTTCGATCGCATCATCACTCAGCCCCGCCACCTCCAGCTCGGGCTGGGCCAGGGCGGCGCGGGCGCGGTCTAATAGCGAATCAGGGCCTGGGTCGCAATCCGGCCACAGGCCTTCATTTGCTGCAATTTCCCCTGCTTGATCTCCAAACTGGAGCAGCTCAACACACAAGGCGCGATAGTTAGTTTCAGGCATCGAAGTCTCTACGAGGTGAACAGTGTGTTGGTCAAATAAGCATGTATGAGGACCCCAGTGATGCCTCCCACAAAAAAGCCCAAAAGAAAAAAGTGATCTTTACCCATTAGTCTCCTTCACTTGTGCGGCTGAGGTTTGTAGGCTTGAGCATTTCTGATGGCGGATAGAACAGGCGATCAAATTGGGCATCGTCAAGGTCAATCGTGATGCGCCTCCAAAACGCAATGCTGCCATCCTTGCGCAGCTTTTCTTCCTCGTCGTTGAGGTAGTGAGGGTTGTCGCTATCACCCCACTCGTCAATAGCAGCCCTGAGATCAGGAGCGTACTCATCTTCGTAAGAGCACTTTTGCTGTGCAAACAGGCAATAAATTTTCATCGCTAGTAGTCCTCCTGTCTAGTGGGGATCGTGTCACAAGGCTTATTGCAAGCCCTGCAAACGTAGTAGTGCGTGGTGCGGCCTGCAACAGAGCATGGCGCCTTGCAGTAGTTAGAGAGGGCCATGCTCCCTCCCGAGGTTGTAGACGGCTCGCAAGGCACTGTAGAAGTTGGCAGAAGATCGCTGAAACAGCAATTCAAGCTCATCGTCAGAAGCGATGGGGCGGGCCTGCTCACTGGTGACAGGCGCGGTGGCAATGCGGGCCATGGCCTGCTGGGTGGGGGTGGTGTAGGTGATCATCGGGAGGTGGGGTTGTGTGCCAGGTCATGGCTGGGAATCAAAATAGAAACTGTCAGGGTCGTGCCTAGTGCCATCAGCGTCAATTAACCAGATCAGCTCTGCAAAGTGGAAATTTTCAGACAGCCCTACAACGTCCATAGCGCAGCAGCCCGTTTGGACGCAAATAAAAGCAATCGGCCACTCCGTACCACCACCTCCGCGCCCTGCATAGAGAGGATGCGGCAGACTATTGATGGCTTCCATGTCCAGTAAATCAGCCACGGTCGTAGTCTTCCTGCTTAACAGGCAAAGTCAGATAACGGAGAATAGGAATTGATCCAGCCCAAGCAGAATCAAAATCCCTCAACACTTTGTTTGTAATCCAGTGATTTCCGCCCCATCCATCACAACCAGTTCCGCCGGTATTCCCCCAGAACCATCGCCCAAGGAAGCCACCTTCGCTGGTTATGCGGAAGAAGTGATTGCTCATGCCGCCCCCTGAAGTACCTGCCAACTGTAGCACCGTTGGTCCCAGGTGGCAAGAGGCAGGGAGATAAGAAGAGGGATGGGGCGAGGGGCGATAGCCTGGCTAAACCAATATGCCGGCAATAAAACTTCTGTCAGCTTCCAGGCTTTGCTGATTTCTCAGCACAGTTCCTCTAAAACCATCCATAAGCCAAATATTATGCCCCTTTTCCCATACTTCTTTCAACCCAGCAACATTAGAAAGCAATGGCCAGGAGTGATCTGTGTCAAAAATAATAGGTTTATTAACTTTATCAAATTGCCCATCCCTTAAAGCAGTGAACGTGGGGCCATACCAGTCAGCCCCGGTCGTTTTCATCCAGCCCAGTTCGTTTCGCCCCTTTGTAGCCCTAATGCCGCTGGCGTAGGAAACACCAACAGGCTTGTCAGACCACTTTTTAACCCATCGAACAACCGTAGGCTGGAACCATTTCACGGAGTCAGCGGGCAGCTCATTGCCTACCTCGTAAATCACATTGTCATAGTTTTCAAGTGTTTTTACGACTTGCTTTACATGTGCTCGCTGATACTTGTTCCACTTTCCCTTGGTATGCACTTGATCATAAGATCTAGGCCCCATGCCATTAAATGGATGCCTTTCCCACGCCCCCTCAAATATCCTTTCGATTGAGTTCTCGAACAACGCAACGCCTACTACAATATCTTTCTTTTCTGCTTTTTCGACAAATACTTCAAGATTTCTATAAAACGATCTGTTCAATGAGCCATCTTTTTTCCATGGCCCATCTTGTATTTTTGCGACGCCAGGAGTATTGCTGCCCCACTGTGACTGAGAGAAAATTGCCCCACCGGCTTCTACGGTCCAGGCTCTTGTAAAATTGCCCGTGATCTTGTCAATTCCTATTTTCTCGCCCCCAATCCTCTGAACCGTGTTCCAAGTGTGATTACCTGCAAGCCTGATTCTCTTACCATTTTTGTAAAAATTTTTGCCCTTAATGGTGATAGTCACGGTGGCATGGATGTAGACAGTTTCACAAGTATTGTATCTTGACTTGTCGAGTTGACAAGCTGCATTAAATACTCAGTCTTGCATCCTCAGGAAGCAAATTCGTTTCGCGACTGCCAGATTCCCCTCTCTCTTGAATTTGTAAACACACTCCCCCTCAGCAGCAAGAAGCTCAAAGAATCTTCCACTAAAACGCATACCATGAATTAAATAAGTGTCAGTTAGTATGTCGTAATGATTTTGCCTTGTTAGCGCCCAGCCAAGCATTTGAACTGGAAACAAAATAAATCTAATACATCGAGCCCACCAGGGAAGAATCATCCCCTCTGGCAAAGAAAAGAAATCACAGATTTGATGAAAGGCTTTTACTCTGAACCTGAAGAAAAAATCTTTTTTCATTTGAAATTACTAGAGTCTGAGTAACCATCAAAAAGCACAGGCGGTCTTTCAGTCAAAAGCGTGGCACATTGATTTTGCAAAAGCTTAATCTCATGCAAAAGAACGTGGACTGCTGTAAGCTGGTCAAGACCAGCTCGAACACAGCGATTTGCAAGGGGCGATGTTAAATAAAACTCTCCAGCATCTTCCGCTATAAAGCGAGGTGAATTTCTCATCTGTCGAATAAAGCTGATTTAATAACTAATAGACACTCAGGACAGGGGACCAGTCGCCCTTTGCTTTCTACTGAATAAATTGCATGATCTATGTTTTGAAAACACCAGTCGAAACTAGATAGTCTTTGCCCGCACCAGGAGGTTTTCCGCCTGTCAGCGTGCGTGTGCTGAATACATTTGATGTGCTCAGGTCTGTTATTCATGCTTCTGAAATTGCTCGATTTCCTCAACCGTAGTAAATTCTGTTTGGCTCTTGTGCCCCTGTAGCATTTCAGATGTCAGATAGACAAACTTATTCCACTCGCAAAAACGCTTGTCAATGTTGTTTTCTTTCATCCAATGCGTAAAAGCCCAAACGTGCCCGAAATAAGGCTTGCCCTCGCCCGAGGACATCTCTATCTCATCAAGAGCTGGTTTGTGTTTTTCGATGAATTGCTTCGACAGTAGCTCTCGCCTTGCTTTCCGCAGCTCATCAACTACGACCTGATAACCCTTAATCTGATTGACAACAGATTTGATTTCGGCGTCAATCTTTTCAAGTTCGCTCATTGCTTCGCCCAAGCAAATGGAATGTCGTCTTTAGGTGTATTTTGAGAATCTTCCTCCTGAGTTGGAAGATCCTGCCATTCCGCACCGCGTTCACCGTATCCTTCCGTCCACGTAAAAAGCCCCTGCAATACATATTCACTCTCGCCCCCTTCGTATTTTCTGTGAATTAGGCGATAGGCGGAAGGAACATTTGATCCGATACGTGGCTGGGCCAAGGTAGCAAAAATAAATTGCGGTTCGCTCATTTTGTTGCCCCCACGCAGTAAGCGCCATTGCTCCAGGCAATAGCAGAAATTCGCTTGACATGGATCTCTGCATCTTCGCCAGGCCTTGGTGGCATACTAGATCCCTCGTTGTGCCACCATTCTTCAAACAATTCCATAACTTCTTTTTGTGTTTTCAATGGTTTCATTTGTGCATGACTCCCGTAAGAAAGGCCGCTAGCAGAAATCCAGTAACAAAGCCCAGCATCATTCCAGTTGCAACAGCTTGAAATGAGTGGCAAACAGCAAATGCCTGAGTGATCACCTCTTTGCCTCGTGAAACATTTCCATCAAATGTAAAAGATTTCTTTTTTGGATCTCGGTGAGGATACTTTCGTAAATGGGATAAACATCAGAGACATCTGATTCCTGCAACGCCAGCCAGTCCTGATCAGCAAGCCAGTCAGCGATTTCACCAATAAAGCCAGGGGGCGGAGACGTGTCAAGAAGATCTCTGTGTTTCTTTCGGAGAAAAGCTTCAACATTCAGAAGATGAATGTCCCCCATCTTTGAGATTGGAATTATTCGTCCATCTTTGGTTTTCCAGACGGATTCTTCGATTGCGGTTTTTGCTGAGTTTTTCATGTGATGACGTAAAGCAAAAACTAAAGTCGGTCAACGCGCATTTCACGCCAACGATACCTGTAAGTCGCTGGTGTTAAATCGCCAGTGTCCCGATAACCTGGTTGAGTTCGATCTGGCTTAAACATTCCAGTGCCATCACCGTTGTCTTTAACAAGAATGAATCTGCCGAGATCGAACTCGTGCCGATAGCCACCAGCTGGCGACCTAAAATACCTGTCTTGATCTGGATTGGCTGCAAAATACATGCTGCCTATTTCTCCAAGCGATACTGCAGAAACTCTGGCTCAATCATTCCATCTAGCTGATTGATATATTGCCACGCCTCGTTCCATGTAGAACAGGGGCGAGCGCAAGACTGCCACCATTTACGCGCCAGAGAACGACGCTCTGAACGAAGCATTTTGTCCCAGTCAAACTGTGGGAAACGCAGGCGATTGAGCAGTGGATCGACCGGGGGCGTGGAAGACGTGATGATTCTTGTTTGGGGAATGCTGTCTCCGATGTATGTTTTACCAGCGGGGAGAACCGTCATGAAAGAAAAGCGATGAAACGATGTGCCGGATGGGCTCCGGCGGGCCGTGATGCGATCAGGCGGCCTCAAGAGCAGCCAGCTGCAGCTTCAGCTCATCAAGCGAAGCCGACTGCAGACCTTCCTGTTCCTTGGCCTCAATCGCCTCCATGATCTTCTGCCGCTTGTTGGCACGCTCAGCAGCCTCGGAGGCCTTCTGAGCCTCCTCCTGGCGCACGGCGATCACGGTCTTCAGAAGCTCCAGCATGGCCCTCAGTGTGTCCCTGCGGGGGTTCTTGGAGGTCTCCACGAAGCTCTCCTCCTCCAGGGACTTCAGCTCGCGGTTCACCTCGATGGCGATGTTGTTGACACTGAAACCGCTACGAGAAGTAAGAGGAATGTCCCAGAGTTGCTCAACTGTCAGCTCGCCCCGCTCAGAAGAAAAGCGAAACTTTTTGCGAGAGGCGAGAAGAAACAGATTGACTTCAGACATGGTGCGTAAGGTGATGTGTGTTTGAGAATGATGGTCAGAACTTGATTGTAAAGGGTCGCCCATCTGCAATCACGTTCACGGAGTCAGAGCGAGTGGAAGAAAAGCCAACACCAGAAAGCTGATTGTTGCTCGGCTGGCACTTGGTTTTGTTTCCAAGCACCTCGAACACCCTGCGGTGTTGCTCAAGTGAACTCATCAGAAATTCATTGAAAATCCCCCTTGCAGGCTCTGGGTTAAGGCACTTGTCGAGAATGAAGAAGTAGTGCCGATTGCCCGTCTTGCTTGAATTCTCCCAGTGATTGGGAGAAAGCATCAGGACGTTGACCTTCGTTGGCATGTTGGTTTTCACGCCCCACTTCTCTCGTGCAATGGCTGCACTCCCGCTAAGTTTACCATGAGTCTTAATTTTTGCAAGCTCCCCGCCTTCAACAATAAGTGTCAGGCAGTGAACTCCGGGATTCCCCTCCCTGGGCATGGGCGAAGTGTCACAAGAAAACTCATGAATGCCGCCAGCGAACTCAACCTGAAGCCGAAAACCTGAATCAACAGTCTCTCGACGGCAGAAATTGTTGACATAGATCTTGTATTCGCCATCGGTAATTCGATTCCAGCTGAGATTTTCAACAGGCTCTCGCGAACGCCCAAGACCAGCGTTCATGTCAACATCAAGGACACCTCTTGTAGCGCCGTAATAAATGTGAGTTCCACGAGGGTCAACGCAATGAATGTCGAGATCGTCATAGTTGAACCAGGCGAGAGAGCAGCGCAGCAGTGCATTGATGTTGCCGCCAGCGGTTTTTACACGCTCTTTGATCGAGTCAGCTACATCACCGTCATAGGACCAGCCAAAAGCATTGTCCCACTTGAACAATGAGGGCGAGTCGGGAATGGCTGGGGCGGTAATACTTACAAAGTTATTCAGGTGACGGTTTTCAAGAACAAGCTCGATGCGCTTGCTACGCATTGCGATGAACTGTTCAATTCCAATCTCCTCGCCCTTGCGTGCAGGAGCGGTGGGGCGCACCTCTTCCATCAGGAGATCGGTCAGTCCGCCCTTTGCCTTGCCACGAACATCGTTGTCGATGAAAATAATGTCATTAACACTGATGTCTTCAATCGAGGCAAAGCGACGGCTGATTGAATCCTCCAGATCAAGACGCTTGAGCGTTGCAACCGCATCTTCGATCATGCGGGGCGTGATCAAGGCTTTGGGGCGCTTGTAGCTTGCAGGGGCAACTTTACTTTCAAAGCTCTTGATAGCTTTCTCTTGTTCCGCCCCCTCGGAAAAATCAACAGCAAGCGTGCCAATCACCGTATTTTTGAAACGAGCAGCGGGGTTGCCAACATGCTCCCAAACATAGAGTTCTTTGTTTTCCGCCCGCTCGTAGCCTCGCTTCAGAGAACGAAACTCGGCGACGGACTTGCGATGCTCTTCGCCCCGATAGATTTGGTTGTCGTCAATCAGAGTGATGATTTCATCGAGATCAGAAGACTTGATGATTTCAAGCCCACGCTTGAATACATCGTGAACAGAATTGAACTTGCCAATGTCTTCGCCTGGCGAGTGAGAGATACAACGGCTGGGGGTGTCGCCATAAAAATGATACCAAGTAATCGCAGCATGAGAATCAAAGTTTTTCTCGTGCCCAAAGTTTGTCTCTTTGGTGCGGAAAACGGAAAGAATGGGGCTGTTTCGCACAACACGATCCATTTCCTCCGCGACAGTGGCATAGACGCCAGAGATGCCGGCGAGTCCCTGCCAGACCGTATAGATCTGGCCATCCTTGATTGCGATGATCGCCCCCAAATTGCGAATGAACTGCTTGCAGCACTGACAGTCGTGCTCAGTGCGCTCGCGGAAGATAGGGTTTGTGCCCTCGGGGAAAGCGTTCAGGTAGTGATCAAAGATTTCGGGGCAATCAACTTTGTAGAACTCGGCAAAACTGCCTTTGAGTTGTTCGAGCCGCTGATTGACGGCAATGGCAAACTCTCGGAAGCCACCGGCAACGGGCATGGAGGAAACGGAGGATGTGGGGCGGTCGATGGAAACTGTCATTTGATTAGTTGATTCGTGTGATTGGCTTGAATGGAATTAAGCGAATGACCAGTCGATGAAAACAGCATCGTGAATGGTTTCATCAACAATTGCAGTAGCAATTGACGCAGGCGTGGCAGACGGGATCTTTTCAATGAAAGAAGCTACTTCAGAAATCAGCTGATTTCTTTTCTCTTGACGAGCGCGAGCCTCTGCCTCCTCTTTTTCAATTCGCTCCCACTCACGCCGAGCCTGCTCCTCCTCTCTGGCCTTCTCTTCCTGCTCTTTCTGCTGCAAAAGCAGCTTGGCTCTTTCGGCTTCCTCTTCAGCTCTTTGCTGTGCAATCAGAGCAGCCTGAGTGCGCTCTCGCTCTTTTGCCGCAAGCTCTTCGGCTTCAAGGCGTTGCCGAGCCGCTTCGACTTCACGAGCTTTGCGATCAGCTTCAATAGCCTCTTGCTTGATTCGCTCAAGTCGATCCGCCTCGTCGCGAGCAGCTTTTTCAGCGCGAAGCTTTTCGAGCTCAGCCTGTTGCTCCTCTTGAATCAACAGCATGTCAAAAGCCGCTTGCAGCTTCTCCAGGGCCTCCTGCTTGCGATTGGTGCCAGCAGTGGAGAACTCTTCCAGAGTGGAAGTATCAATGGCTTTTAGCTCCTTGATTCGAGCCTGCGCCTCCTGAGAAGTAGAGACGCCTTCGGCAAGAGTTGCAATCCTGCCAAGCACGGCCTTGTGGATGCCAATCCGAGCCTCTTCTTCTGCCTCCAGAGCTTTAATCTCATGCTCATGAGGTTCAATTAGCCCTTGAACAGAGGCTTCAAGCAGTTTGGCTGTTTCATCTACGGCCTTACCTCGTTGAATATGGACCGCTTTGGCGTCTTTGCGAGCACGCTCAATGTCGCCCTTAAGCCTGCGAAGACTGGCAACCCAACTGCGAGCTTCTTTGTTTTGTTTTTTGTCGCGGTAGTCAAAGGTTTTCTCTTGGGACTCTTCTGTTGCAATAGCAATGTCCGCAGCAATGGCGTCCCATTTGCTTAAAGCTGTTACCTCTGTATCGGCTAATACAATTTGACTCATTGAGAAGTGTTTGCGAAGGAAGGGGGCCATTGGTGGCCTGACCTGTCTGCGACACTAGCACCGATAGTCCCATAGCGCAACCCCCATGTCAGAAAATCTTCAAACTGTTGCAAGCAAACGGCAATCTGATAGACTGCGAGGACTTAAGCGACCTCTCATGAAACTACGGCCTCACACAAACAAGTTTCTTTTTGTTGTCGTGAATGTATTTAAGGCAGTTTGCATGGTTGCTGCAATATTTGCGGTTCTCTGTCTTGTTCTTACCGCAATAAGCGGCCTACTGCTTGCAAGCTATGGGCTAGGGGGTTGGGCGGGGGTTGCTTTTACAGTCCTTGCTTTATGCGGGCTGTTTTTTCTTAGTCAATGGGGGCGATGAGCGGGGCGATGAGCGGGGCGATGAATAGCAAAATGATCTACGCGGGGATAGGTTCAAGAAAAACGCCCCCCGAGACACTTGCAATCATCAAGAAGCTGGCGGGCCTGCTGGAGCGAAAGGGCTGGCTACTGCGGAGTGGGGGCGCAGATGGGGCTGACATCGCCTTCGAGCAGGGTGTCACGGACCCCAGGCATCGAGCCATCTTCCTCCCCGGAGACTGGTTCAACGAGCGCAGGGCGGGCACTGGCGGCTTTTACGACAGCACCAAGCTCCCAGGCTGGGAGAAGGCCCTGAAGACGGTAGATCGCTTTCACCCCGCCCCCGACAATCTCAGTCCGTTTGGGCGCAAATTGATGGCGAGGAACGCCATGCAGATACTTGGGCCAAACCTAGATCGCCCTGCTGATTTGGTTATCGCATGGACGAAGAGCGGTCTAATGTCTGGCGGAACATCGCAGGCACTAAGAATCGCGGAAGAATATAAAGTGCCGGTCATAAATCTCGGCTCTCCGCTTTACGGCCATTTGATTGATGGTGTGCAGTCTGGAATCAATGCAGAGCATGTCGTGATACAAAAAGTGATGGAGCAGTGCTGGCAGCTAGAGTCTTAGCAGACGCAACTGGATAAAGCCTGTCCTGCCGTTCATGGCTTGATAGAGCCCACATTTTCGCCATGATTTACCCCGCAACTCTCAATATTACGATTCTGCAGAACTCGACCTTTGAGTTGAGTCTTCGTGCATTGCAGAATCAGAAAGTTATCACTGGTTTTGCTGTTGCCAACAGCAATCCAATTTTTGTTGTGCCATGCCATCGCTTCACTGCTGGCAGCAAGGTAGTAATAGTGCCTCAAGGGCAAAGCAGTGCATCGCTGCCTGCCGCAACACCAGAAACATACGATGTTCCCTGCGGGCTGGAATTAAACAAAGTGTATTTTGTAGTTGACACTGGGTTGGCGACCAACACATTTACTATTTCGGAAACAGATGGCGGTAGTCCAATTACGGTTGCTGATACCCCCCTGGGTTCTCTAATGGTTGCAGAACCTGTTGATTTAACGGACTATACCGCCGATGCCGACCTGATAGACGTTATCACCAAAGAAGAGGTAGCAACATTTACCTGCACCCTGCCAGCCGCTGCTGATGGACTGGTCCAAATCACGATGGAACCAGAAATCACTGTTGACCTGACAGAGGGGCTCAATAACTGGGATTTGTCACTGACAAGTGATACCGGCGCCCGATATTACTGGCTGCAAGGCACTGCAACTGTGACAAAAACCAGTTCGAGGAGCTGATTATGACAGCAATCGATACTGTCGTCGTCGCTCAAGTATCTTCAAGCAATACCGGAGAGAGTGCATATGTAGTCACTGCCAACTCCATCGACAGGATAAAAGTTTCTACGGCTGAGCAGCCAGAAAGTGCAATATTTGCAAATCAACCAGCTGCGGTCATGGTCGCTGTCGTTGATTCTGTATCAGGACCGACCCCCATTCCGCCATCTCCAATATCAGAATCAGGACTGGCGAGTTTTAATCCAACGGTAAGCTTTAATTTCGTTGTTCCATTTGCTGTTCTCCAGGCAACCGGTGTTGGGGGAAATGTTGCCTTGCCGCCGGAGGGCACGCTGCAATTCAACAATCCAACGCCTAGCATAAATTTTGCCGTATCGCCCGTTGAGATTAGCTTGTCAGAACCAGCCTTGTTGGATTATTGGGGAGGCTGGGCCGAACAAAATTATGGCTGGTGGCCAGAGAGTTACCCCGACTGGTGGGCCGGCTAGACTGAGGACAAAAGCTGTTTTCGTTTCAGAGTTTTTGATCTATGGCAGCGCCAAACCTAAAAAACCCGAATAGTGTTATAGGTAGAACTATTGCCTATGCGGTTACGGAGTCGATGTCTGCAGCACTAAGCAACGGTATTAGCTCTGGTAAATCATTAAAGGTTGTCTCGGTTTACTGCGCCAATGTAGACGGCTCGGTTGCTGCTGACATCACGTTGGAACATTACAATGGCACGGCGAGCGGTAAGATTGCTCCAGGTATCTCGGTGCCTGCTGATGCGACCCAGGTTCTGGTAAAACGCGAAGCACCTATCTATCTGGAAGAAGGGCACAGCCTGCGAGCACAGGCCAGCGCATCAAACGACCTTGAGCTGGTCATTTCTTACGAGGAGATTTCCTGATCATGGCCTGCACCAAAGAAACCTACACGGCAGTTGCTACCTGGACGCCAGACCAAGTGGCCAACCTTTTCCGCGATGCGTTTATTGATGCTGGGCTGATGACAGCCTGGTTCGATTCGTTCCTGAGCGGCAGCATCGAGAATCGTATCCTGGAAGTCACCTACGACGGGACTAAGGCATACGGCAAAACTTACTACTGGTTTATGTTCTCGACCAGTGGAGTGTTTCTCCATGTAGCAACGGGGTGGAATGCTTCGACGGATCAGCCGACTGGCACGCAATATCTGGACTTCTTCGCCACCACGACAAACTCAACAGCCAACCACTCGCAAATCTTCAGTGCGTCCACTGCCAATACTGTAGAGCTGGTGCGCTACACCAGTGGCGTGGACACGGATCAAAGCTGGTTTGTCCTTAAGAGCGGCGCAGATCGGCGCTGCTTCACTATCGTCAATGGCGCCATGACTGTGCAGCCGTGGATGGATTTGGCAAAGGGATTTTTTGCTGGCTTTGTCTGGGTCTACCCTTCAACCTGGACTCATCGCGGTGGCGTGTTAAGTCTTATGCGCGGCCCTTCGCTTAGGCGGGATCTAGCACTAGGTGGCGCCCTTAATGGAAGCACAAGCTCAAATAATTACGCGGGCACACTGGCTACATCAAACTCATTTACTTCGACGGGCATAGCAATCCTTGGATATGGAGCGCCTGGAAATAGTTCTAATAATTTTTTTGCAAATGCTGAGCGTTTTTCCGCGAACACCAACCAGCTCGGCTCCCCCAGCAGCGGCGGCTTTGGCGCTCATACCATCATCCTCCCCAGCAACTTCAGCGGCACCAACCCTGCCTTTACCAGCAACAGCAATCCTGTGTTTCACAGTATGCCGTTCATGCCGTACATCACGGAATCATTGCCAAGTGATTTTGGCCTAACCTTTCACTACGCCACCAACTCATTCAGTCAGGGTGACACCTTCGTGGTGAGCGCCGGCACTGAGGAATGGGAGGTGCTCGACTTCGCCGCTAACGCCTCTGCCGTGACCGGCGCCTCTCCACTGTTCCTGGCGAGGATGATCTGATGGCAACCATCAACCAATCACCAGCAGGGCAGGCCAGTGTCACGCTATCGGGGATCGGCTTTGACGACATCGAGGCCAGTGGTACGCCGTTCCGGCAGTCGCGCAAGGTCGTCGGCAGCCCCAGCGTTGCCGTCAGCTTCGGTGGAGAAGTGGCTGGCAGTGTCTTGGCTATTCCGGCTCAGCTACTGGGCAAAAACACAGAGGTATCAGAATCCTCGGCCAGCGGAATGTTCACGCTAGACGACCATATTGCGGCTAAGCGTGCCGGGGTTTGGCCGCAGTCGTGAACTCGGCAATCGAAGCAGAGGCTTTTAACGATGGCAGGCGCTGTATTGATCATTGCCTCGATTGTCTTGATTCCGGCGATCCCTCTGCCGCTCGCTGCTTCTCTGGCGTTAACCCTGCCATTGGTGGCAGCCATGGCCGACATAATACAGCCATCCGACGTTGAGGAATAAGATCGCTGACCTCAGCTAGCGTGGCATCAACTAAAATAGGCCTAGAGCCGCAGTTTCGCCATGCCCGCCACTAAGGAAACCTATTCAGCGGCTGCCCCATGGCTTGCATCAAGTGCAGCGCAGTTGCTGGAGGATGCGTTTATTGATGCTGGCTTGATGACGAGCTGGTATGACTCATTCCTGAGCGGCAATGTTGAAAACAGAATCTTGCAGGTGGTATATGACGGCACCAAGACTTACGGCACCTGTTATTACTGGTTTGTCATTTCAACTAGCACAATCGGGATTAGTGTAGCAAGCGGATGGAACGCCACGACGCATGTGCCAACCGGGACGCAATACACGGATTTCTACAGCACGGCAACCAACACCACGGCCAACCATTTTTCACTGGCTGGCACGCTGTCAAACAGCACAGAGATTAACGTCGTTCGCTACACCAGCACCGACAACCCGGACTATTCGTGGTTTGTGATCAGGAATGGCGCAACGCCTTATCCATTTATGATCACGCCAAGTTCCGCGACGCTGGTGCCGTGGCTGGATTTGGATCAGGTATTTTTCCATCATGCTGTGAATATGCTGATGGAAGCAAGCACTACGAGTGATACCAGCATAGGACGGGTTCATTTTCAGGATATTTACAGGCTGCGCAGAAGCTACGCGCAGAGCCAAGGTGCAAGGAGTAGAACGGAAAACTTTGTCTATGCGATAAGCAAAAGACTTTTCGGATACAGCAGTATTGGCGCCCCTACTGGCTCTTCCTCTAGTGCTGATACAAATAACAACGTCATCTCCGTCCCCTATCGCCTGCAGCGCACCAACCTGCCGTTTGCCTCTAATTACACCCCCGTCCTATTCGGCTGCTCCTATTCGTTCTATGTGAACGAGCCGCTGCCGGAGGACTTTGGTGTTTACTTCCCCTACACCAGCACTAGCTTCAGTTTTGGCGATAGCATCGTGGTCACGGCTGGTGTTGAAGAATGGGAGGTACTTAACTTTGCCAATAACAGCTCAGCAGACGCTGCCAATCCGCTGTTCTTGGCGCGGCTAGTCTGATCTTAACTAAAGTTGCAAATGGCCAGCATTTCTGTTCCGCCAAAAGATAGTCAAGCGGGTATTGCCGCCGAAGCTGCTTCGCAGATGACGATTTCAACATCAAGCAGTGAATCCACCACGCTGACAGCTTCGACGCCCTCTCGCATGGCAATCGTGGCGATGAGGGGACTCGCCGGCACTGGCGGGGACGGGGGCGGAGTAAAGAATCTCTCAGAGCTTGAAGACGTAGACGTTATATCAAATACTCCGTCAGACAATCAACCACTCGTCTATAGTTCATCACTTAATAAGTGGGTCCCAGGCGATCAGCCCATCAGCCTTGACTACATTGAACATACAACCGAGAGCTTGCTGCCTGGCGGCGTAGAAGACGTTTCATTAAGCTCTCCGCTAATTTTCAACATACTGGCAATATATTCAACCAATCCAGCATGGGTTCGTGTCTATGGAACAAGTGATGCAAGAGCGGCTGATACGCGAACCAGTCCAGGCGGAATACCACCAGCAGCCGGAACAGACTTTTACGCAGAAGTCGTAACCACAGAATCTCCACAGCTTATCAGGTTTTCCCCTATTCCGATGGTGCTCACATCTTTTGGGGAGATATTTGTTCGGGTTGTTAATATGGATACTGTAAATAGAGAGCTATATTTTAATTTTGGGATTCTTGCTTACGGCTTACCCATTCCACAGGATTAACAGCTAGCCACCTCCGTAAAACTCATTCTTTCGTTTTTTGATCATGGCCTGCACCAAACAGACTTACACCGCAACAGCTACCTGGACCGCTAGCCAGTTGGCTAATCTGTTCCGCAATGCCTTCATCGACGCGGGTTTGATGACGGATTGGTATGACTCATTCGCCAATGGCGGCATTGAGAATCGCGTGCTGGAAGTCACCTACGACGGCACCAAGACGTATGGCAAGACTTACTACTGGTTCATGTTTGCCACGACTGGCGTGTGGCTGCATGTAGCGACTGGCTGGAATGCTTCGACGGATGTTCCAACTGGTACGCAGTATCTGGACTACTTCCTCGCTACAACCAACGCAACGACCAACCACTGGCAGATGTTCGCTGCTGCCACGTCGAACACCGTGGAGCTAGTGCGCTACACCTCAGGCGTGGATGCGGATCAGAGCTGGTTTACGATCAAGCGCAGCGGTGGCGTTGATCGGACGTTTACGATCCTGAAAGGCGTTACGGTGCGTTCGTGGTTGGATTTAAGCAAGGGGTTTTTCAATGGGCTTCTGCATGTTGCGCCGCTGATTGACAACAACTCTGGAGTTATTCAGTTTGATCGCGGGCCTTCGCTTAGGCGAGAAATCGCGGTGGGGACCTACCTAATTGGTGACACGAGCCTAACGAATTATACTAATAGCATTGTCGCTAGAACCCTTTGTTCGTATGGAGTAACCGGAAGGGTCAGTAATAGTGGTGTTGGCAACTACGGCACCACGGGATTCATCCCCCTCCCCACCGCCTCGGCCACCGCAAACCCCGCCTACACCGCCGACAGCAACCCCGTATTCCACAGCCTGCCATTCCACCCTTATGTTGCTGAATCGCTGCCTTCTGATTTCGGTCTGAGCTTCCACTTCGCCAGCAATGCCTTCGACCCCGGCGACACGCTGGTAGTCACTGCAGGCACTGAAGAATGGCAGGTGCTGGCTGAAACCGCAGGCACTGCGGGGACCATTGCCACCCCTCTCTTCCTCGCCCGCATGGTCTGATGGCAACGATCAATCAGAGCCCTTCAGGGCAAACCAGCATCGCCATCTCGGGCCCGTCTTTCGCCGGTGTGGTGGTCGGCAGCGGCGATCCATACCGCGAGCCTGTCTCGCGTGTACATGATGGTGGAGCAAGCGTGGCGATCTCGTTTGGCGGCACTCCCGAACCCCCCGGCCCGACCATCCCCACCACTGGGCAGATCTGGCCCTTGGGCATTCCAGTTACAGGCACATGACAAAGAAAAGACTGTGTGATAGAATTAAAAAGCTCAGGCTTTTGACTTCTAAAACATGGAAAGATCTTTGCATTTTACCGACAGTGAAGGCAATAAGACATTTATTGGAAAGCTTGTAAAGATAGTGGTTTCTATTAAAGATAAAAGTGAATCGAAAAGAGTTATTTGGCATCAGCCAGATCGAGATCAGCTCTGGTGGTTTGGTTGTCAGCCCGAAAAGGGATGCTTTGGGCGCATTCGCTGGTTCAACTCGGACCAAGACGAGGGCTCATGGGGCAGGGTCTTTCTTTCACGCAATCCGTGATAGAATCCCTGAGCGACTCAAAGCCCCTACCGGGCTGTAGGCCGCAACAAAGACCCTGCTTCGGCGGCAGGGCGGTTTCCGGGGAGTTTGCCAGTGTTGCAACCGGAAAACCTAGCAAATACTGGAAATGAAGATGGATGCTCGCCCGGTGATTTCAAAGCTTGTCATTAGCCATGGCATTCTCTCACCAACTTCGAGCTACCCATCTTCGATACAACCCTTTCTTTGGTTCTGAATCCGCGCCAGACGCGACAGTAGGAATCTCCGGGTTGTGTTCCCGCTCTGCATGGACCGGAAATCTCCAGTCGTTGCATCGGGCAAAGTCCTGTATTTGCAGGCCGGGGACTGATCACCCCCGCACTGACTGATCCACAGTTGCGCCCTCGACCCATTTGGCAAGCGCGAAGGATCATAGAGAGACCCGAGGCCCTGAAAGCTTCGGGTCTTTCTTGTTTTTGTAGTTATCTGGCTTTTACCGTTTTACACAGCAATCGATTGATGGGTTCGATTGTTCTTTTTTGCCCCGGACTGAAACCATGAGCAGTGGTTTCAAAGTATGCAATTTTCTCATCAAGGAAATCATTGATTACCTGAATTCTCATCCCCTTGCCAAGCTCCTTCTGACTTTTCTTTCTTTCGAGCAAGACCAAGATCTCTTTCAGTACAGCTTCTGGCACATCGCATTCGTGCAGCAATTGCGCAAATGGCATGGGCGGGGATTTGTGATACTTCTCGATCCACATACAGGCAAGCACAGGGCGGAGAACATAAAAGTATTTCTTAGTTCTAACTAAATCACTCTTCAAGTATTCCTTAAAGTTTTTCTTCGCCATATGAATATAGTGATACGCAGATGCTATCTCTGAAAAGCAAGACTTACTTAGTTCGTACAGCTCTTGATAGAAATCAAGATTAACTTTGTAAATCATTGGGGATCTGAGCCATTCCATGAGCACTGGATTGCCCTTATTCAGCAAAAACAGAGCTTTTCTAACATCCCAGCCAGAATAGTCAAACTCGTCAACAATTGGATACTCGATAACATCTCTATCTGGCATCACTTTCAGATACCAGTCTTCTTTATGTCTATAGATGAAACGCACGTCATAGTCTGAGTCGGGGGATTCAAAACCCCAGGCCCTTGAGCCAGATTCTGCCGCGTAGAGAATCTCAACAGAATGCTCTTGCTCTATTTCAGACAATCGCGTGATTATCTTGGTGCAACAATCAAAAGCGTCAGCTTGAGACATTTTCGAGCACTGTCTAACGAATAGGAGGCAGGGGATCGCAGCATCGACGCACTTTCCAGTATTCAAATCTGTTAGGTGCGACGCGCTCGTAAACATGTTCAAGCTCCCCAAAGCAATTAAACTCGGGGACGCAAATCCAGTGTGACGGCGTTACTTTCATGGAAAGACCATCATACGGGCCACCGATAAGTGAAACTTTAGCGAACAAATCAGCCTGAGGCATTGTCAAGCAGTGCAGAAATTACATATACCGGCCAAATGAATGGCCATAGGAAAGCCAGTGCGATAGTCTGAGCAGTCAGCTTGTCAAGCACCGAAAGTAGCATCCACATAGCGAGGCAGCCACTTCCGTAAAAGTAAATGTTCATTTCAGTGTTTGGCATCTGGCATGATTAAGCGAGGGTGCTCGTGATCGTGCCCAGGCACGTTCACCAAAATGATAAATTCTTTGCCCGCACCCTCAACCAGCCCAGGAAGATTGCCGCTATCCCTCCTTTGAATCACGTCATCCCAAATCTGAAAAAGAGACACGCTTTTGTGAACTCTGAACTCACCATCGCTGTAGTATTTACCACGCTGCTTGAAGTAGGTGAGCTTTACGGTTAAAGATTCGTCTATGCTTTCCCGCCCCCACTCAAATCCCTGGTTCGCCGCTTTGTCGATCAACCACGATTCTCGACCAGCGCCCCCGTCTCTGTAACGAGGCGCCTCTTCTCGCCATTTTGCTTTTAGCTCTTCAGATACAATCAGCTGCTCTGTATTCATTTGTTTAATTGCTCAAAGACAAAACAAAATTCATGGCTTAAAGATTTTATGTGGCACGACTTCACAGGAAACTGGAAGCCAATGAGTATCTCCGACATAAGGGCAACCCTGCAAACCAAACTCCCAAGCATCCTGTTCTTTGTTCCAAAGGCCATAAAGACAACGCCCCTTGGCATCCACATCATCCGCCCCAGGCCTTTCTTTTGAAAGCGAAATTGGTTCCTTGATTTGAAAAGCAGCAATACCAAAAGCAAGCGAAGACCTTACTTCGCCTTTCAAAGGCTTTGACTTAATTCGAGAGATAAGACGAGAAAGAAAGTTTTTCATGGTTGAGCTTTTAAGGTGTTTTGAGACAGCCCCAGAGAGCCAAGATCGTATGGCGAGTATCGCCTATCGCTTGTATTGTCAGGAGACGGAGGGAGCGTGCATTGGTAGCGAAAGGGCTCGCCATTAACCCAGGTCAGCTTGTCCATATAGCCATGACTGGCTATTGGGCGCCCGCAATACTTGCAACGAATAGCTCCAGTAGTTCCATTGCTGTATGTCATAAAATCCCCATAGAGCGACGACTGTTCGGACACTTAATCAAGTAATCAACAACTTTTTCCAGTTCTGATATACGCTGCTCCAGTGCGGCGATGCGGTCGGGCTCAGCGGGAGCAGACTCATCAGGTGGCTCCCAATTACGAGAGTGCCTCCATGGCGCCCTTTGGCCAACATAGCTCCAATGAATATAGACGTATTCTTCTTCCCTGTCTCGACCAGGGCCGGTGACCATGCAAACATCTCCCTCTTCGTCGCCATCAACAGCGGTGGGAGGGCGATCTGTAATCCATTCATTGATGTTGTTCATTAAGACAAAAATAAATAAGCTAAGCGTCTTTCAAAGCTTAGCACCATTAGTGCCGTTACGCAAGAGGCTTGGGCCGGGGGCGTGGCAAGGCCCACCATGGGGCAAAGTGGGTAAACCAAGTGTGATTAGTTTCACTTGGCGGCTCATCCAGGACCCACTTCGAGCCACCAATTTCAGATATTAACCAGCACCTGCCACAGTTATCCAAGTCGCCTGGCTCTGGCTTTCTTTCAGAGAGTGGAACAGGCTCGAAAAGTGCATCACTGGAAACTCGCGGGTCTTTTGAAACTTGCACCTCCCAATTGATAATGTCGTTCAGGGCTTTCTTTGGATCGTTTTCATTTTCCTTGTTTAGTAGAAACCTGCAAACCAAGGCGTCGTCGATTACCGCACGCCATGGGTTCTGTTCTACTGGCTCAGCGAGCAAAGCACGCGCTTTCTTTCTCCACGGCTCCCAAGCGGTTTCATATTCTGCTTCTCTTTCTGGAATATGATAATCAAGTAGATCAAGTATTTCTCTTACAAGCAAACGAGCATCTGTCTCGACGACCTCCCCTTTGGATGGCATCAAAAATGGAAAGTAACGCTTAAGTAGCTCTCTTTGCGCCCTTGCCGCTATTGATTCCATGCTGAGTACGGTATATGTATTGCGAGCCTCTCTGGCGGCAATTTGACGCATCAAGCAGTCACCTATGTGACCATCTCGCGTTAGCTGCTCATTGTCTCTGACTATTTGCCAAAGTTCGTTGGTAGAAAACTTTTCTGCATGAAAAATAAAGACTTCGTTTTCAGACATAGCTTAATTGTTGGCTGTTTGCTTAGTGTGATCAGTGATCGAGTCAAGACTTCGTGGCCCCCAGCGGCGCAAAGCAGCGCGGACCAGAGGGCCGACATCTCCATCCTTGATCCAGAAGCCGCAGGGGTGCTCTGCGTGCCCCTGAATGAATCCCTCGCGGTCTGCCCAGGCCTCCACCTCCTCATCACCAGGAGTGTCGATCTCCGGCCCCCGGAGCCATGCCAGAGCACGCTCACGAATCCCCTTTCGCCACTCGCTCTCAAGCGGCTCCCCCGCTGCAGCGTGCAGCAAGCGAATGTAAGCCGCGTCTGCGTCCATGCACGCCAACATGTCATCAAGTAAATGGTGCGCAGTGTAAATTGCGGTCATCGTTGATTCTCCAGTTCTTTGATACGATTTTCCAGCTTGTCGAGACGATTGAGGGCAGCGCGAAGAACTTCTGCCTGAAATTCTGTAAGTCGATACTCTGGTGTGCCAGCTATAATTGGCCCCTCTGACGGTGAAAGAATCTCCAGCCCCTGCTCGACCAGTGATTTGGGGCGCATGGCATCTTCAAGTCGATTAACAATACCACCAAGATTGTTGCCATAAAGCCAAGCGCTTACTCTTTTCAATTGCTCATCTGCGGCCCAGTGAGCAACTTTGTGAGCAACCACTGAAGTAACTGTGTTAGCTTTTGTGCCATGTTCCTCCATCGCTGCTTGCAGCAACTCAGAAAGCAGTTCGGGCGGAATCTGAATGGGATGATTAGTCATTGCTGGGCCTCCAATTTATCGAGAATCTCCAGACATTCTCTTATAGGTTCTGCCGTTGCAATCGCCCCTTCTGTGGCAATGCGGTCCATCAAGCAAGCCAATCGAGACCGTACTCGCTCTACCGGGCTCAGGCTGGGGCGCATGGCAGCGCGGAGCTTGTCTTCGGGCATGGGAAAGTCACCAAGGTATGGCAAGTATTTAGAAGCCCAATCACAGCAGGCATCTAGCATCTGATCTGCAGCCTGCTGTATCTCAGGCTCGCGCTGGTCCCAACCCCACTGAGCTGCGCGTGTAACGGCATTGTGCCACGCACCAGAAAAACCAGAAGCGGTCTCATCGCGAAGCTTTAGCCAAAGTTCTTGAGCAAGCTCTTGTGGCACTTGAATAACATGTGATTTTGACATGGATTTTGAATCAATGGTGTTGGTCATTTGATTTTTGGTTTTGTTTTAGCCAGTTATGCCTGACCAGTCGAGAACCGTGGCACTGGCCGCGACCACATATTCTCTTGCCTTCCGGCGTAATAACAGACCCGGACGGATCAACGTAGACCCGCCCATCGCCCAGCAGCACACCATTGACTATAATTGTGCGCGGCCCCGACACATGAAAGCCTCGCGCAACAAGAAAGGCCTCTATCGCAACCGCGATTTCCTCCCCCTCAAGCTCAATAGCAACTCCAGGACCGTATTCAGTTGTGCCGCCCCCGTAACCGATTCTCATAGCCAAAAAGAGAGTTTTGGTTTAGTGACAAATTGCATCATTTGATCTCGGTCTCAGAAGGAAGGTTGAGCTTGACTGATGTAACAATTTTCTCCCAACAAGCATCATCTTTGATCCATTTGGGGCGCTGCATGTAAAACAGTGGGGCGGTGACACTGCCATCTCGCCCCCATACGCCCCAAGACTTGCAAAGCCCACTAATTGGGCCGGAAACTTCGTAGTGACTTGGCCTGAAAACAAAGTCTGCCATGGTTCAATCGGGATCGCTGCGAATAAAGTCTCTGCACTCAAAAAGATCCCCCGTCTTCCCATCGTGCTCCAAATGAACCCTGAATAAGCTGTAATTACAGTCATATTCTTCATAGTCATAGGAGCTAAGCACTTCGCTCCAGGCAACCCAGTAATCTTCATGTTCCGGCCCAGTGCGGCAAATGTCCCAATCTGCCTGAGGCACGTTATCTATCTTTTCTCGCCCCCGACAAAAAACCTGGGGGACGTAATCCCCATGAGAACCGCTAACGATTAGGTTTTTTTCATTGGGGTCACGATCATCGAGCCAGTATTCCGGTGGGTCAATGGGGCGTGGGTCGGTGATAGTGTCGGTCTGTGTGCCATAAATCATTGCTCTTCCCCTTGCATTGATTCAGTGGAGTGCAATCTAAGAAAAAAGTTTTGGAGATCAAATGTAAGCTGATTCTTTTTCTCGCCAAGTATGTTAGCTTTTCTGGAAGCGTCTCTCTCTTTTTCTATCGCTTTGTCGCGGGCTTCTCTTGCTATGTCAAGCTCTTTTTTGGCTTCAACAAATTGCTTTGCGACTTCCTGAAGCTCATCAATCAATCGATTTTTTTCATCAGCTTTCGCGGAGTCATTGCTTTCTTCCCATTTACGAAAAACAGACCTGCTCACAGCTTCGTTATAGAAGCTTAAGCCATCTCGAATAACCTCTGACCTTGTTTTGCCAAGGCGAGAACCCAGGCTGTCAAGAGCCCGAGCAAAGCACGGATCGCAGGTAACTTCAAACTTGATCTGGTCTGACACGAGAAACAGGGTTGCGCAGGCGGTCAACCATTAAAGTAGCACCGTTGGTGCCTGGCGTCAACAGAGCAAAGCTTCAGGCGTTCGTTTCGGGCATTTCCAGAAGCATTCGACCTGCAACACACAGGCCCATCTCAGAATCCTCGATCTGACTTCTAAGTATTGAAAGCCTTCGTTTCTGTCTAGCAATGTAGGAAATCAACGCTTCTCGTTTAGTCGGATAAGCAAATCGCTTTTTTGCGTTTTTCAGTACAAACGTTTTATCCCCATCGTATGGACGCTGCAGCCAGACACCCTTGGGCGTGTGTTTAATAACTCGACACTCAAAGCAATGGAGCCTAATGTCATAACCAAGAGACTCCTCGGACCACGCTTGACGAAAAGCATGATACCGATACCAGTATTCTTGAACAGCACCACCAAAGCAATAGGTGTCAGTGTTAGGGCGATCGACTTTAGTCATTGATCTCTGTTCTGCGTTGTAGAGGTTTTTGTGTAGCATTCCAGGCATTCTGACAATGCCAGAATAGCCTCATTCAATGTTTCATAACCAAACCAAGGGGCGGACAGAAACAATGGCCTACCATTGCAATCTTTTACAACAAAAGTCCATCTAGCGTGCCACTCGCCGTCACTGCGTTTCGTAGAATCGCTCAGTGTGATACTGCATCCTGGAATCTGTCTTTTTAGGTTTTCAAAAAGCTCTAGCATTGAAGAGGTGGATTGAGTCATTGAGCTTGCTCAGAAAGTGGAACGCCTTTAGCCAGTACGAACGGCGTCAGCCATTCGATCACGCCTTCTTGGCACAGGGCCTCGAAGAAGGCTGGGTTATTTTCGATACAGTCTTTAAGCTCTGGCGTACAATATACGATTTCGGTCTTCCCCTTAACATATTGTTCGGAGTGGTTCATGACCAGCCTCATTCCCACGCGAATGGCTTCAGTCCAATCTTCTTCCTTTAATAGTGCCGCAGCTCGCTCCATGAGTTTCCTGTTATTGTCGCTAAAGCAGAGCCTATGTGGATGATCTTTTGGAGTCATGGCTTCAGCCTCCGAAATGTGATGGCCCAGACCCAGGGATTGGCGTTCCATGAGTTGAGGCCATGGATTGACTCCCAGAGCGTTCGGAACTGAATCCGATGTTCACGGCCAGCGATGCCTTCGGTATGTGACCGGAAGCCTTCCAGATCAATGCCTTCTGCCCTTGCATCGTCTTCACTGATCTCCTGCAGCCGCTCAACGCGAACGTCGGTGATCTCCAGCAGGATCCGCGATGCTATGCGGGGCATGAAGATCGACGGGCGCCAGCGGAGGCCGGTTCCTTCGTCATCCCAACCAGGATCAGTGGCGCGATAAAGAACGCCGGTGTCATCAGGGCAGCCTGTGCCATCCCTTTCGTGCGCCCACGTTTCCCGTACCCACAGCCGGTCGCCGGGGGCGCCGTAGGGGCAGCGCACCCTGGCATCCTCACCCGTGGCACCTCCGGCGACATACGGCTCCCAATAGGGACCAAAGTGTGGATCGTTGCCGTCAAACTCCATGTCACCGAAGTTTTTTATAGCCCTCCGCGTCTGGGTCTTGCTGCCATCAAGGATGGCGCGAACCATCGGGGCGCTGAACAAGATGGGGCGCTCTTTAATTACAAAACTTATGACCGCGCCTCCATATCAGACGGCGGCTTCATGCCCTTAATTTGCCCATACTCGCCCTGAGCCATTGCAAGCTGCAAACGCGCACTACTCAGATGATCCTCAGCTCTTTTCAGAAGTGCAGCGTGAGCATCGCCCCAAGTTCTGTGATAACTGCGATAGCCACTGCGAATGTTTTCTCTTTGAGGCTTAGAGAATCGGTGCATTTTGCCGTCCCAAGTTGGCTCAGCAATAAGAAACACAGACTTTTCAGTGACCTTGCTGCATTCAACCCGCTCAATTTTTTTTGAGCGATTAACGCGCCACATAGTAATTGATTCTGATGCGGGAGTGTTTTCAGTCATTTAATTAAATTTCCTGAAGCGACTCAAGAGTAAGCTGCAACCGTGTCATCAAAACCTTTAAGCTCTTTTTTCACCATTTCCAGCACCCCGTCAACATCCAGCCCCCTCCCATAGTTATCAATGCCATGCTGAAGAGTAGTAGTATCAAGGATACCGAGTTGAACAGCACGAAGAAGCGCAACCATCTTTGGCAAGCTTCTATTGCAAGCATCGGAATAAAGCATCCAAATTCGTGAGCCATAAATACCAAGCTGATCCAACTGAAGCAAAGACCCTATTCCGCCAAGCGCGGAATCTTTGTCAATATCGCCCGCGTATTTAAGGAGCAAGACAATGGTAGTAACTGCACCAGGATTTCCTTGAGAAAGCTTTACGCAAGCGGTGTATCCGTTGTCTTTTAGGTCAAGCAGAGACATGCAAGAGAGGGATCGTGTAACAATTCAAACCATAGCACCATTGGTCCAGGCTGTCAAGCAGTCGAGAGCAGCGGATGGGGCGGGGAACTGCAAAGTATTGAGCTGTCTAGCAATCGTTTCAACGGATTTTCGATGAAACAATCAAATTCATCGAGATAAACGAAAGCTTCATCAAATTTTGAAGCAAAATTTTTACAGTTATATCGATTCGAGGGCGCTATTGCCTTTCTGTACTGGTGCCTGCCTGGGTGGACACCGTTACTAAGGGGGGTGTGGGCCAGGAGAGAAACCCAGTATTCCCAGTGCTTCTCAAGGGTTCTGCGGCTGATCCTGGCTGCTTTGGCAAGCTCCCTCTTGCTCAGTTCTGCTGCTTTCTTACATGTTCTCCATACAGCTTTAAGTTTCGCTCGACTTTCTTTGAAAAGTCTTTCATTGCGATGCTTGTCACCACCAAGCTTCCCTGCTGGTACGGCTTTCAGATTGCCGAAATCTTTTTTAAGTGAACATCTTGCCAATCTTTCGCCCCACCCACCACGAGTTGCCATCAAATCTTTTTTGGTTGCATCTGATGCGTACTCATTGAAACCTTCTGTCTCAAGCGCAGTATCTCTGATAATTTCCCCCAGTTGTACGGGGCAGGTAATGTGAGGGTTTTTGATTCTTGCAAGTGTAGTGATACGTAGAAGCAATCTCTCGCTTTGACCGCTTTCAGTCCACTTGATGCCAGATTCCTCACCGCTGAATTTATTTGCTTTTTTCCTCGCCCCCAACGCGCCCCAGGCAGTTCTCTTCTTGAGCTGCTTTGCCGCTTCAATCAATTTTCGCCATTCATGGCAGTCTTTAGCCTCCTCCAAATCATTGTTGAGCTGGCTGTAAATTAAATCGCAGTCTTCAACGTATGACTCGTTGACGATCAGAGCGCTGCCCTGCTGTCCGGGGAGGCGGAATCCCTGGCTCTGGACCCGCCCCAGGGAGAGATCCTGCTGGAAGTCCATCCGTGAGGGGAACAGCTCTGCTTGGCCCTGCTGAGCCTCGATCCCGGCCCTCCTGAACAGCTCCATGCCGATCCAGTGGGCCAGCCAGCAGGGGGCGGCGTCGGGCAGAGAGATGTAGCAGTGCAGCCCACCAGATTCACTGCTGCGAATGAAAGATACAGAACAGCCAGCTTTATTTGCTTCTTGTTCGAGTTGTATTAGTTCTTTGCTGCAAGCGAATTTGTGCCAGTATTTACTGCTGTAGTCTTCTTTGTGATCAAAGTCGCAGGTTATTGATCTTACAAATCCTTCGGGGCGGATGCCAGTAATTTTTCTCTCGCTGCTGGCTAAGTTGCAGATCGCCTCTCTTCTGTAGGGCTTGGGCAGAGAAACCCATTCACCGCCGGGTTTCTTGGTGATGGCAAAGTGCCATTCACTGGGGTGGGCAACCGAGAGCCACTGCTCTTGGGGGGTGGGTTGCTGTTTGGGGCTTGGGTGCATTAGAATGCGCTTGTTCGACAGTCCCTTCGTTTGAACACATAGCGGCGTCCGGGAAGACTTAATCCGCTATTGAGGCCCTGGGGGTTTTGCTCCTGGGGCCTCACCCTTTTCAGGGGTCGTGCTTTTGCCAGTGTAGCCCGAGAGGCAAGCCTTGAGCCTGGGATGTTTGGTGCCGGTCCAGATTATTCACAAGCCAAAGCCAAGTCTTGCTTTCTGGCTTTTTCCGTCTAGCCTGAGGCAACCTCTACTTTCGCCATGCTTTCCACGAAGACTAGGCTGCGCGTTGAGTTTATCTGCAGGAGAATTGAAAGTTGCGCCCCCGTCGAATTATCTGATATGACTTGGGTGCAGAAGTGGGCGGTATCAAATAGAACGGTTCACGACATGCTGCAAAATGCTCGTCGTCGCGCAGTGAGCAATGGCAAGCAAGACTGGGACCTATGCGATGAGATGAATCTCGGGGACCCCGACCCGTCAAGTCATGTTACGAGCGATAGCAGCGTTGACGACCTCGCCAATTTTTTCAAGGCACCGGACTGGATGCGAAGAGACTGAAGATTGAGGGGCGTGGCTGGCTTGCAGGCTGAGCGGTGTCGTTTTTATCTGTAGTGTACTAATGACACTCTTGCAACTGTCACATATCTCTTTCGCTTCCGGTCTTGCAAGACCTCTCTGAGTCTAATTCTGCCAGATCCCCTCGATCACGGTTTGATACTTCCTGGGCAGAAGCTGCAGATCTTTCTTGTGGATGCTGACGTGGCCTTTACGCAGTAATTCGGCGTGATACATGAATTCCCCGAAAGCCTTGCGACTCTCGGGGATGTTCTCTCTGGCGTAGCGTTCAATTGCTGATGCGGCTTTCTTGATTTTGCTGTCGCCTTGCATGTGCTTGTTGAGTCTTCTTCAGTTTACTGGCCAGCTATCAGCCTGAAGAGGTGCTTGAATATGTTATCTCTGCTTGGGCCATCCTGCCTGCTGTATTCCACAATCCGCCCTTTCTCGACTCCGATTACGCTCTTTCTCCAGCGTATGTCTTCTGTAGCTAGCTCCCTGGCTTGTTTTTCGAGAGCCTCTCTCTCTATGCGATTATTTCGTATTTTTTGCATGGTTTCTTTTTTGATCAGCCATAGATAAGCCTCTCTTTCTTCCTTGTCAAATGAAAACCCCTTGATTTCACGTCGGGCTGATTCCGTCTCCATGAGTTCCATCTCCTTTTCAGAGAGATGCAAGCTTTGCAGTTGCCGGTCGCTATCGAAATACCGACACTTTGCACATCGATATTTGTCAAAAACTTCTTGACTGAAGCAAGTTCTGCAGCAGTAATGAAAAACGTACTTTGCCATGATTTTGTTGAGTGAATGATTACTGATTTGAGATTATCAATGTTTCTGCATCCGGCCAGATGAAATCAATAATCCTCTGTCTTGTCGTTTCCGTAGCCTTTCTTTCGGTGGCCGCCGGCTCGACATGCGCATTGCCTACCACTTCTGAATCCCAGTAAATAGTAAAATCGTTTTTCAGCTTAATGTAAAACCTGTAGAAAACCTTTTCGTACACATACTTTCCTTCGATGGTTGAGTACATAATATTGTTGCCACAGTCTTCAGCAAAAACAGAAGAGACAAAAGCAATTTCCTCAACTGGAAAACGGTGGCCGTTGATTTGAATAATTTTTGTCATGATTTCGTTAATAGATAAAATTAGAAGGGGCAGTCTTTGCGATAGGAAATGTGAACGTATTCGTATTCCGAATCGTCCGTGCTTTTTACCTTTGGGTTTGACGGAGTAGTGGGCTTTGGCTTTGGTTTCTCCATGTCGATCCCGAGAGCGGCTCCGTCAATTCTGCCTCTGTACGCATCAAACCAATGCTTGAGTGCGTAGTATTCGGTTTCATTTTCGGCTAAAACCGTAAGTGTTCCGTCTTTGCTGATAGCTGCTTTCATTGAGACTTTGCGCGGGGGCGGAAGCTTACAGGTCTGGTGAACAACCTACATCTTACACCCCCGTGACGAAAACTGGCTTGTACCACTGGACTTTTCTTTCAGATTTCTTTGGCCCGCACAAAACTGTGTGCCAATGCCCACGTCTCCAGTGCGCCCTGACAGCCTTCTTCTCCTCTGCGTTCTCTGTTGATCGCCTGGCCTTCTTTCTCTCGCATTTGAAATTCTTGCCAATCCAGGTGGGGGCGAGAGGTTGTTTGCCGCCACCCCCGCCAAATCCCATGCCTTTCGTGATGGGGCGAGGATCTGTAGATATTAGCTCTGGTTCATATAAGTGTACCAACA